CCAGAGCGGGCACACAGCACGCCTGGAAGAACGAGGCGGACTTCATCCGCGAAGTGAAGAGGAAGCTGAAGGACAAATTCTGGAGCTCCTCCTACGAGGGGCCAAGCGTCTTCTTCGGGCCGCCTGACCCAGCGAAGATCGGGCCACAGCATCCGATGAACGTGCTGAAGACGCAGACGTTGAAGATCAATCTGACCAAGCTCCTGAAGAAAGAGCCGAAGACGGTCATCCACGGATCGGAGCTCGTCCCGTACGACCCGAATGGTCCGAAGTACCAGGGCGAGAAGCGGCACCACCCGATCACGGCCGAGGAAGCTCGCGCCTACATCAAGACGAAACCGGAAGTCCTCTGGAAGCACTACAGCGACCCGAAGGGAAGGCGCTACGCCGGCGGCGTACCCCACGCGCACATAGTCACTCCTTCTGGCATAATCCCGCGCGAGTTCTTAGAATTCTAGTCCATGGGCCTGTTCACCGGATGGCGCAACCGTAAGAACAAAAAAGAAGAGCCCAAGTCCTCCCACACGCTCCCCGACTTCGTCCGCGGCATCCAGCACGCCGTCAACACCGCCGCCCTCATGTACGAGCAGAGCGTCGAAGGCTTCCTCGATCGCCACCTCAGGCAGGACGGCACCCCTGAGATCCAGGTCGTCAAGATCCCCAACTCCAAGTACGTCCTCCTCGCGCCAACGATGACGGTCTCACGACCGCCGGACATGATCCTCGAAGAGATGGAAGTCAAGATGTGCATCCGGGTGGACAAGACAGAGGTGAAGGCTGGCCACCCCGCAGGAGACCCGGAGGTCACCCGCTCCAGCTTCCAGGTGTCCCTGGCGTCCGGCAAGTCGAGCGAGAAGAGCTCGAGCGACATCGACATCGTGATGAAGTTCAAGCGCGGCGACGCTCCAGAAGGCGTGTCCCGCATCATGGAGGCGTTCGTCAACTCGATCGTCCCGGTGGATCCGCCGGTCAATCCGATCCCCGCCTTCGAGCCCGACGCCAACCCGCCCACGGGCGAGACGACCACGATCCTGAAGCCCAAGGACGGAGAACAGCCGGCGTCTCCTGCCGTATAATCCACGGGTGAGCAAAGCCGTCTTTCTGGAGAAGCTCGCCGCCATCTCCAAGAGCATCACCCTCCAAGCCCACCAGGAAGAGGCGGCGAAGAAATCCAGGTCAGGCGGATCCGGCATCCTGCTCAACTGGGGCCTTGGCTCAGGGAAGACCATCGGCGCGCTGAATATCTCCGAGGGCCGCGGAGGGAACACCCTGGTCGTGGTACCCGCGTCCCTGCGCGAGAACTTCAGGGGCCAGATCCAGCAGGCCGTCACCAAGGACAGGCGCGGGACCTACAACATCGTCAGCTACGAGGCGTTCAAGAAGGACCCCGAGGGCATCATCGCCAGGACGAAGCCGTCCACACTCATCGTCGACGAGGTGCACCGCCTCAGGAACGTCGCTCCGCGGGAGCCGTTCGATAGAGTTCGAAGCCAGATCCCCTACATGATCGGGCTCACGGGAAGCCTCGTGAACAACAGGCCCGAAGAAGTCGTCCCGCTCGTCAACCTCGTGGCAGGAAAGAAGGTCTACAACTCAGAGGACGAGTTCGTCAGGGCGCACATCCAGCAGACGAAAGTCTTCCCTGGCGTGATCCCGTGGATGCGCGGTGCGAAGTCCGGCATCAAGGAGTCGATCAAGAACAAGAAGGGCATCGCGGACCGCCTGGGCCCGCACGTCCACAGGTTCACCGGAAGCAAGGAGTACCTCAAGAGCGTCCCCAAAGTCGAGGAGGCCGTGGAGACGGTCGAGCTCACCGACGAGCAGGAAAAGCTCTACTCCATGCTCGAGAACAAGAACCCGATCCTGGCTCAGAAGATCCGGCAGAACCTGCCTCCGAGCAAGCGCGACCTGACCAACATGAACTCGTTCCTGACGGCCGCCAGGCAGATCGCCAACACGCCGTCCGCCTACGTACAGTCCGGCTCGACGGCGTCCCCGAAGCGCGACCAGATCGTGCGGTCTATCGTGAGCAAGCTAAACCGGGACGAGAACTACAAGGCGATCGTCTACAGCAACTTCCTGGAGAGCGGGGTGAGCCCGGTCGTGGACCAGCTGGCCAGGTCAAAAGTCCCAGCCGCGGCGTTCACAGGGGAGCTCAACGACGCCCAGCGCAAGGCCCTGGTGGAGAGGTTCAACAGGGGGGAGCTCAAGGTGCTTGGGCTCTCCCCTGCTGGTGGGGAAGGACTGGACCTCAAGGGCGTGAAAGCGGTCCACCTCATGGAGGAGCACTGGAACCCGGAGCGCGCCCGCCAAGCGGTTGGGCGCGGCGCCAGGTTCATGAGCCACGAGCACCTCCCCGAGGAGGAGCGCAACGTCAACGTGACCAGGCACCTCGCCGTCCACGAGCCGACCTTCATGAACCGGGTGTTCGGCACGAAGAAGAAGATGTCCGTTGACGAGTGGATCGACCAGCGTCGCAGGGAGAAGCTGGAGCTCAACAAGGACCTGATGACCGCAATCCCGAAGTCCGCCGCGGACATGGGTGTACAGCCGGCCTGGAAGACGCTTTAATATACCCATGCCGGATGAGCCGATGAACCTCCCTGGCGAAGGGCCGCTGGACCCAAAGCCAGAGCGCAACACAACGATAGTTGTGAAGGATCCGACGAAGCAGAGCTTCTGGCGCTTCCGAAACATCGCGCTCCTGGTGCTGACCGCTGTGCTTCCTGCCACCACGGGCTGGATCTACAACAAGTCCGAGCAGAGCGTCACCAACTACTTCAACAAGCAGAAATCCCAGGACGAGCGGATTCGGATCCTCGAGGAAGACACCCGCGAGCGGCTGAAGGAACTCGAGAACGATCACGCCAACAACAAAGCAATCTGGGACGCGATCGCCGAGGAGCGGACCAAACAGACCGAGCAGGAGATCGAGCTCCGGGTGCTGCAGCGCATCGTGGACCACGAGTTCAGGCGGTCCATCATGGCGTCGCGTCCGAAGCCTGAGAAGGAACCTAGTACCACGCCGGGGGAAACCCCGGCGGAACTTTTCCCGCCGCTTCCGGTCCCGCCGCAGCCGCTTCCGGTCCCGAAGCCGGCGCCGAGGATCGACCCAGACAGGTACCGTCTCGAGCAGGAGTCGAAGTTCCCGAAGCCTGCACCGAATCAGCAGAAGAAATGAATATCTCCGACCCATTCGTCCAGGGCTTTCTTTGCGAGCTTGAAAAGGACGCCGGGCTCAAGCAGAGGTTAATGGCCGGGGTGACTGCGGCCGGGATGTGCGTAGGCGGCGGATGCGCCAAGCCTGTGGAGCAGGCTGTCATAAGGGCGGCGAAGCCGGCGAGCGCCATTGAGCACTCTCAAGGGCTTGTCGACTCCATCACCGATCGTACGCTTAGGGATAAGATGCAGAAGCTCGTCGACATACGGAAGTCGGAAGAGATCAATAAAAACATCAACGCCGTTGTCGGCTCAAAAAAATAGTCAGGAGGCCGTATGGCCGACAAGCTGAGTCACCTGGCGGCCTCCTGTGCGGGCACGACTACGCCGCTGAGTGGCCTGGCGTGAAGATGGCCGTCAAGGAGACAGACCTCGACTTCAGGGTCGCGGATGGCGCGAAGATCTGGTACGTGACCCTATGAGAAGTCTCGCCGTGGCCAGAGCTGGGGACAAGTCGACGCACGATACGTGGGCGAAAGGTCGAAACGGACGCTTCGCCATGCTGGTGGGGTCGTACGCAGGCGACCCTGAGAAGTGGCGGGATGGGGCAGACTTCCATCACCACGAGAAGGGCCTCAAGTACCAGTGGTTCTACTCGTACCTGAAGACGAACCCGTGGGTATTCGACTTCGACGCTGTGTGGCTGGTCGACGACGACATCGCCATGGACTCCGATTCCGTGGCCGATATGTTCGACATATTCCACGAGCGCGATCTGTGGATTGCGCAGCCGTCGATCCGGGCTCCCGGCCAAGGCTCGTACCCATGCGGCTTCCCTATTCTGACGACGGTCAGAGGGAGTCTGCTGCGGCATCTCGACAGCATTGAGGAGCAGGCGCCAATCTTTTCCAAGGAGGCCTTGAAGAGGATCTGGAAGTCGTTCGGAGCCAACCAGAGCGGATGGGGGATTCGACTGCTTTGGAAGCACGAGCTGAAGGCGCCTGTCGGGAAGGTCGGCGTGATTGACGCCGTTGTTGCGCAGCACACGCGGCTTGCCGGTACCGGCCCCATGTACAAAGAGGTGCTCAGTGGCATGAAGATCTCGGCCAAGAATGAATACGCCGAAATTTTGCGAAGGCACAACAACGAGTCGAAGCTGATCCAACTCGGCTCCGTGCCTCTCGATCCCAATCACCCGAAGACCGAAGAGCGCCTTCGGCGGCAAGGCGCTCTATATGCGGTATGATTTCGTCGTCGTCGGGGCCGGGATGTTCGGCGCGTCGTTCGCAAGGATGGCGGCCGACAAGGGCAAGAAGGTCCTTGTGCTGGACGCCAAGCCGCACACGGGCGGGATGTGCCACACCGAGATGGTTGACGGGATCATCCACCACAAGTACGGGCCGCACGTCTTCCACACCAATAGCCAGGAGATCTGGGACTTCGTGAACCGCTTCGTCGAGTGGCGCCAGTTCACGGTGAGGACGAAGGCCTTCCACCAGGGCAGGATGTACCCGCTCCCGTTCGCGATGCCAATGTTCCACATGCTGTGGGGCGTCGTGAGGCCGGCGGACGCGATCGCCCGCCTCGAGAAGGCCAAGGTCAAGATCGAGAACCCGAGGAACATGAAGGAGTGGGCTCTCGCCAACCTCGGCTACGAGATCTACGATAAGTTCATCCACGATTACACGGTGAAGCAGTGGGGCGTGGAGCCCGAGGATATCCCGGCGTCGACCCTCCGCAGGCTCCCGGTCCGCATGACGTACGACGACAACTACTTCACCGACCGATGGCAGGCGGTCCCGATCGGCGGCTATGCACCGATGTTCGACAAGATGCTCGACGGGATCGAGGTGAAGCTGGGCACGGACTACTTCTCAGACCGTGACGGATTTGACCGGCTTGGCCAGGTGATCTACACCGGCAGGGTCGACCGCTTCTTCGACTACGCCCTCGGAGAGCTAGATTTCCGGACCTGCCGGTTCGACACGAAGTCCATGACCGGGGACTATCAGGGGAACCCCGTCGTCCACTACGTCGAGCGGGACTACCCGTTCACGCGGGTGATCGAGCACAAGCACTTCAGCAACCCCGCAGCCAAGAACACGATTGTGACCTGGGAGTACCCCGGAGCAGCCGGTCGTGAACTGGAGCCGTTCTACCCGGTCAACAACGAGAAGAACGACGCCTTGTACGCTCGGTACTGCGCCCTCGAACACAAGGCCGTTTTCGCCGGAAGGGTTGGCAGCTACCGGTACTTCGACATGTGCGAGGTGATCGCTCAGGCAAAGCAGCTTGTGGGGTGTCTTTCGTGAAGGTCTCATTCTGCACGTCGTGCATGGGCAGGGCGCACCACTTGAAGCAGACCCTTCCGGCGAATCTTGTCCACAACTCTAACGTGGACACGGAGTTCGTGGTGCTGAGCTACAACTCCAAGGACGATCTGCACGAGTGGATGCAGCAGTTCCTCGCCACCAACCCTATGGCCTTCCGGGTGGCGTACTTCCATGAAAGAACGGCCCAGTTCTTTGATCCGAGGCACGCCAAGAACGTGGCGCACCTGTTGGCGACTGGCGACGTGGTTGTCAACCTAGACGCGGACAACTTCACGGGTCCTGAATATGCCACCAAGCTTGTTGAGCTGTTCGCTTCCCCTAACGTGTGCGTCACGACGAACGATGTGAACAAGAGCATGTCTGGTAAGATAGCCCTCCGCAAAGATGCTTTTTTGCGCTTACGCGGATACGACGAATCTTTTACTGGCTGGGGGGGCGAAGATCTTGATCTTGTAAGGCGAGCCGTAAACTCCGGAATTGGGCGCGTAGAGCTGGTGTGGAACGGTGAGTCCGCCATAGCGCACTCCGACGAAGACCGGGTCCGCAACTTTCAGATGGGTGGAAAAGCGCGGTACGTGACCAACAGGGATAACGTGGATCGGTCTAGGCGGCGTCCGCCGACGGAATTGGTGAACAAGGCTGGGTTCGGCAAGGCGCTGGTTTACGTCGGGCTTACTGACCGCACGCTCGAAGTTGGCGTGCGTGGGGAGGCGGGGTGACCACCACGTACTTTACGGCCTGTAATACCCCGTACTGGCCCTTCGTGCTCCCCTATGCTGTCTCCGCCCTCCATCACGACGCCAAAGCGGTTGTGGAAATCTGCGTCGAGAATCCCGACCGCTTCCAAACCGTCTATGCCGCCGGTATCGACGTCATCGAGCGCCACTTCCCTGACCGATTTCTTCTGCGCGGAGCCAAATTCAAAGACATCTTGCCGAACTCCGTCCGGTTCGTGGAGACGCCGACGCTGGTCTCGGACTACACCTACATCGGAGACATCGACATCCTCATCCTCGACCGAAACGTGACGGCCGCCCACGTGGCGAATATGGCCAAGACCGGGCTCCCTTATAGCAACTGCTTGCGTCCGGGGACGCAACGCCTGACCGGGCTCCATTTCACGCGCACGGACGCCCACTACCCTCTCGTCATCCCGCCCGACGCGAACCTGCGGGAATACGACGAGGAACTGCTCCTCCGTCTGATCGTCGCCAAGGGCTTGCAGGCGCCGAACCCCGAGAGTACATTTCGCCCACTCCACGGAATCCATTTCTCCATCAGACGTCCGCCTACGCAAACGCCTGAAAAGTTCCCGCACTGGGCGATAACCGCCGATGCTGCCAGTAGCTACCTGGCGCTTTGGGAGGCGCCGAGTTGGCAGGCGGCCTCAGCGTATTTCCATCCTGCGTACCGCACCTTGCTCATGATGCTCGACGCAGTCCTTCAGGAGCGGTACCCATCCAAGCTCGTCTATAGAAGAAACGAAGCCGTCGCACTGTGGTCGCATTTGACCAAGGAATCTTAGGGATGAGGATCTCGCTGTGCGTGCCCTGCATGGGGCGGGCCCACCATTTGCAGAAGACGCTGCCTAAAAATTTGGCGGACAACGCCGGGTGCGACGGACTTGAGATCGTGGTCTTGGATTACAACTCCAAAGACGGCCTAGAGGACTGGATGCGCTCGGAGATGGCCGACGACCTCGCCAACGGCAGGGTGGCGTATTACCGGGAGCGGGCGGCCAAGTTCTTCAACCCAAGGCACGCGAAGAACGTAGCCCATCTTCTCGGACGCGGTGAAATCCTCGTCAACATCGACGCCGACAATTTTACCGGGCCGGGATACGCGCAGAAGATCATAGACCTGCTCTCGGAGCCGAACGTCTTCATGCGAGCGGATCAGGCAGGCCCCGGCAGCAGCAGGCCACGGCACATGAGGGGGATCGCCGGAAGGATCGCCTTCCGACGGGAGAGCTTCCTGAAGCTGCGCGGATACGATGAGATCTGCCTCGGCTATGGTGGCGAAGATTCGGATATCACGCGCCGCGCAACACTCGTGGGACTTCGGAGAGTACTGCTGACCTGGCCCGGAGAAGACGTGATAGACCACTCCAATCAGGAAAGAACCGCACGCTTTGAACACGGCGGGAACGATGTATCATGCAAGCCATACAACGAGATTTGGCACAAGCGTACGGCTGATGCCGCCGTGAATCCGGACGGTTATGGCCAGGCGACAGTGCTGCGCGGCTTCTCGGATGAAGTCGTGCAAGTCGGCGTTGGACCTTCTTGAGGACAAAGTGATCTACTACAGCATCCCTTGGGACAGCTCGATGAACATCGGCCGATACTACGACTCTTTCATGGAGGCCCTTCCGAACGACGCGGACGCGGCCTGCTTCGTGGACGCGGACGCGGCGCTCGTGACAGGGTCGTACGGGCGCCAGTTCGAGGCGATTCTTAGGAGGTACCCGGAGTGCGGGCTCTTCTTTGGGATGACGAACCGCCTCGGATGCCAGCACCAGGTCGTGAAGAGCGTCGACCCGGTGTCGAACGACATCGCTTATCATAGGAAGGTCGGCGCAGAGCTCCTGGAGAAGTACTGGGACGAATGCGTCCCGGTGACGGCAAGTAAAACCGAGCTCATGAGCGGGGTCCTGTTCATCCTGCGGAAGTCGGCCTGGAAGAAGGCGGGCCGCTTCCTCGACAAGGGAATCCTCGGCGTCGACAACGACATGCACGCCAAGGTCGCCGCATCAGGAACCACGGTCATGCTTATGAAGGGCGCGTACGTCTACCACTGGTATCGCGGCGGGAAGCGAAGCGTCACGGCTCACCTGAAGACCACCAGGAAGGCCGTCTACACGGCCATCACCGGAGGGTACGATACGCTCCTAGATCCTGCCGTCGTCACTCCGGGATGGGACTACGTCTGCTTCACCAACACCCCTGGGTTGCGGTCGAGCATCTGGAACGTGATCCAGTTTGCCCCTGGTGGCGACCCGGTGAAGGAGGCCAGGAAGCGGAAGATACTCTCCCACAAGTTCATGGGGTGGTACGGGTTGACGGTCTGGGTCGACGGCAACATGAGGATCCTGCGCGACATGGACGACCTCGTGGCCAGGTTCCACGGGCAGAGCGCGATCACGATGATGCGTCACCCTGAGAGGAACTGCATCTACGATGAGGCGGAGGCTTGCAAGGCGCTAAAAAAGGACAACCCGGCCGAGATCGACGCACACATGGACAGAGTGCGGGCTGCCGGGTGCCCTGAGAAGAACGGCCTGGTAGCCACCGGAGTCATCTTCAGGTCCGGCTCCGACCCGGACGTTAAGAGGCTCTGCAGCGAGTGGTGGAAGATGGTCGAGGCCGGAAGCCGGAGGGACCAACTAAGCTTCAACTTCGCCGCCTGGAAGGAGCGGGTGAAGTACAGGGAGGTCGACTTCGACGCCGTCATCGGCCCCATGATCGAGAAGGTGAAGCACACGCGGAAGGCGAAGAGCGTCGAGGTCGTGCTCCGAGAGCAGGAGCCAAAGAAGGCGTCCCCCAAGTTCGACTTGTCGGCCGGCGACCCTCTCGTGACGATCGTGATTCCGACGAGGAACAGGCCGGAGCTCCTCGCCCACGCGATCGGCCTGATTAGGATGCAGACGTGGCTGAAGTGTGAGATCGTGATCCTGGAGGACTCGGACCCGGAGTTCAGGATCCCGAAGATCAACGTCCACGGTATCAACCACATCGTCATGGAAGAGCGCGCGACCGTCGGTGAGAAGCACGACATCGCCTTGCGCGAGGCCAGCGGGGACGTCATCGCCCATTGGGACGACGACGACTGGTTCTCTGCGGACCGCATCGACGCGCAGGTCAGAACGCTCCGCGAGACAGGCTCCGGCCTCTGCGGGATCGTGCTCGACCTGATCTTGATGAACGGGAAGTGGTGGCACCTTGGCCGCGGGATCCGTGAGTCGCTTGGGAACAACGACCTCAAGCCGGAGTTCACGTTCCACGACGGGGCCGCCATGTACGTTAGGGGCGCCGTCCCGCCTGGGGCGGTCTACGGGAGCCGTCAGGTCGGGCAGAAGGTGAAGCTCCTGAACGAGATGGTCTCCGCCGGAGTAAAATTGACGTCAGTCGAGAACAACGGGAAGTTCGTGTACGTCAGGCATGAGTCAAACAACTGGAAGTTCGACGAAGTGTCTGCGATGATTCCAGCTCCAAAGCCGCTGTGGTTCCCAGGGCACGAGGCCCTTTTCTATTCATCCATCGGAGGCGTCCATGCCCGACAAGCAGATCATGTGCGCTGAGTGCAAGCAGGAGTTCGCCTTCACGGAGGATGAGTCGCAGAGGCTCCACGATCTGGTGAAGGATGGGAAGATCGACGAGTACCACGAGCCCAGGCGCTGCAGGCCCTGCCGCAACGCGCGCAAGCAGCAGCGTAAGTCCCAGGGCGCCTGACGTCACGGAGGGGGAGTTGAACAGCTACGCCGCGCGCAATCGCACAGACGGCCGGTGGGACTGGACCTGCCTGAACAACAAGCAGATCTGGAAGACCGGACCGTGCGCGGAGCATGAGGACGGCCACGCCACGAAGGCCGAAGCGGAGAAGCACTTCTACGACCACGAATCCAAGAAGCTCCGCGAGGTGACCAGCGGCAACCGCGAGATGCACGCCTGCGACGCCCCTGGGTGCAAGACGTTCACGCACATGGGGCTCGTCGGTCAGCACTGGTTCACGGACACCACCTGGCTCTGCGCACTGCACAATCTGCCGACCGTCGTGGAGATGATGCACCCGTTCAAAGAGGGGATCGAGATATGGGCGTCGTGGTGAACAGCATCATCCCGGACATCATCGAGGGGAAGTCGAAGGTCCACGGCCGCGGCGCCATCTCCGGCCGGCACTACAACTCCGGCGACGTCATCGCCGACTGGACGCCGACGTTCCTCGCGAGCCGGGCCGAGCTTCCGGCCGGTGAGTGCGTCGCCGTGCAGGTGGGGCCTGACCACTACGTCCTCGGCGTGGCCGACGGCGCGACCCGCCTCATGAACCACTCGTGCGACCCTGGGGCCGCGGTGATCATCGGCAACGGGAAAGTCATCCTGAAGGCGATCCGCCCGATCAACCCGATGATGGAGATCACGTTCGACTACTCGATCACCATGCAGGACGACTCGTTCTCCATGACCTGCAACTGCGGCGCGAAGAACTGCCGTGGGGTCGTGAGGGAGTTCAGGGCGCTGCCTCAGGCAGTGCGCGAACGCTACGAGTGGATGAAGGTCGTCCCTGCGTACGTCCTCGTGGGCGTCACCCCCGCGAATGCGCGTGCAGGATAGCCGCCAGGCGATCCGACCACCCGCGCGAGATGTACTTGAGCTGCCCCATCTCCACGCAGAGCGTCACGAGCTTGTGCAGCGCGTCCTGGACGCCGATGTCCCCGAAGGCGAGCTTGCGGTTGACCTGCCAGAGCTTGCAGGAGATATCGTCACCGTACTGATCGTAGCCGCGGACTGCTTTGCGCTGCTCGAACTTCTCGGATCCGTACTCGGAGTAGGTCTCCCGCGGACGATCGTCCAGGGAGCCCTGGCCGTCCGCCTGGGAGTCCACCCAGCCAGTCTCCAGGCCCCAGCGGTCGTCCTCGTTGTCTGCAGCCTCCTTGATGCGCTTGGCGAGCGGATCTCGGTCCTCCATCCAGCGGCGGATCATGCGGCCGATGCTCTCGTCGAGGTCCCACTCCGGGCCGGCCTTGGTCTTCTTGGCCCTGGCGGTCGAGACCGCCTTCCCGATCATTTCGATCAGGTCGAAGACGTACTCCTTGGTGATCCTCATGAATCCGAGACTCCTCCCTATAGACGGACGGTCGAGGTGTTACAACCTGCAGGGTTGGACATTTTTCAGATGAATGCCAGACCTCCACCCTCTATTGCTTGGCCAGGGCCGATCCTGACACGAAATCGGCACGCCCTTATTAAGGCGGACGGCCAGGCTGAAACCGGACACGAAAACGACACTGCCCCGTAAAACAGCTGCAATCGGCGTGCCAGGCCTCTCTGGGCCGGTTGGGCCGGTTTCCCGTACGTAGGAGACACCGCCTGCTTGTCTTACGAGGTGACCCTGGGCAGGTGACACCTTGTCGTCTGAATCCACGAATTTGGTCCCGAAATAGAATGACCAGGGTCCGGTGAATTTGTAAACCTCAATCGGATTTATGTTGCTCACAGCAACTCTCCGTTGTACATTATGGGTGCAGTGAGGTTGGGCGACAGATAGAGAGGCCATATGGATAGCTGGCCTCGAAATTCTGTTTCCCCCTCTCTCCAGGGCCAGGCCGCCTTTACAGGGTAGAACCTCGAAGCGGTGGCCTGGCTCCTTTAATCATCACGGGGTCGGTCGCCGTCGCGGCCGACCCCTTTCTTTTTGGCTTGACGTCGTAGCTACGTTGCACTACATTTACGCTACGTAGGAGAGAGACAGATGGCCGATCCGTACGCGCACTCGAAAGACCCGGCCCCGGTGTCACCCGCAGGCAAGCACGACCGACACGCCTGCCCGATCTACAAGAAGACAATCTCTCCGTGCAAGGACTGCCTTCCGGCGTACTCCTCGAACCCGGAGCCGGACCCGGAGCCCATGTGCAAGAACCCTGAAGTCGCGCCAAGTAAGATGCCTGAGCCCACGGGCGAGTTCGCCAATGTCCCGCCAGGCTGGCCGCCGCAGACCTGGGGCGCGCATCTCGCCTGCATCGCGTGGATGACCGCGATGGGCCGAGGCCACTACAGCTTCACGGAGCCGAAACGGCACATCAAGGCGTACACGAAAAAGATCCTCGAGGAAGAGCGGCTCAGGGTGATCAAAATCCTGCGCGAGGCCCACGTGGGCAACATGGACGTCGAGAGGAAGATTTACCCGGAGTGGCGGTGATCCCCGTCCTCAACAAGGGCTGCGACGCCATCCCGAAGGGTGCGATCTACATCGGCCGGCCTGGGCCGTTCGGCAACCCATTCAAGATCGGCAAGGACGGTGACCGCGACGAGGTCGTCAGGAGGTTCAAGTGGTACTTCGTCAGGAGGGTCGGAGAGGACGCGGTCTTCAGCGGGGCAGTGAAGATGCTGAAGGCGGAAGCGACCGCGCTGGTATGCTTCTGCGCCCCATTGAAGTGCCACGGAGATGTGATCTCAGAGTACCTTGAGACGATAGGCGTATAGGAGGAAGAATGCCAAGCCCAGGTACAGAGTTCGGCCGTGAAGTGAAGAATCTCAGGATCCGCGAAGGCCTGACGACCGTCGTCCTGGCCAGAAAGACCGGCACGCACAAGGGCTACATCTCCGGCATCGAGAACGCCAAGGTGAATCCGCCGTCGAAGAAGATCCTCGTGAAGATGGCGAAAGCCCTCGGGGTGGAACTCAAGTGGCTCATGAAGCTGTCCGTCGTGTCGAAGGCCCCCATCGAGATCCGGGCCGAGGTCGAACGGAAGCTGATCGGGTAAAGAGATGCCGATGGACTGGATCTGTGGCGCCACGTTCAGCGGGTGCATTTTGAAGGCTGACTTGAAACCTCAGCCATTTTTAGGATAGAGGAGGGAAGCATGGCGAATCTCAACAGCGTCCACCTGATCGGCAACCTGACGCGCGACCCGGAGCTCAAGTACACCCCGCAGGGGAAGGCGGTCTGCGAGTTCGGGCTCGCCATCAACAGCTCGTACGTGAACAAGACATCCGGCCTGAAAGTCGAGGAAGTCACCTTCATCGAGATCGTGGCGTGGGGGAAGACCGCCGAGATCTGCGCGGAGTACCTGAAAAAGGGCCGGCCCGTGTTTGTGGAGGGGCGGCTCAAACAGGATCGATGGGAGTCGCCCGAAGGCAAGAAGATGAGCAAGATCCGGGTGACCGCCGAGAACATCCAGTTCCTGGGTGCGAAGCCGGCCGGCGGGGGACAGCAGGCGCAGGAGGCGCCCGCCGCGGCAGGCGATGGCAGCATACCGGACGGGGACATTCCGTTCTAACGGAGGTCGCATGACAGCCTGCGCCCACTGCTGGGAAGCCGTCCTATCCCCCGTGTGGGCAAGCAAGCAGCACGCCGACTGCAAGTCATGCTGCGGGTGCGGCTTCAGCCGGGTGTCGCTTGGCATCGGCAACTGCAGCCGCTGCACCATAGGCCTGACGGGGCATCCGGCCGTTTTCTACGTGGAGCTCAAGGTTGGAGCTGGCCACCGCTGGAACATGAACTTGTGCTCGTTGTGCAGGGAATGGCTCAACGAAACCATCCGGAGGTTCTCGGTGATGCAGGACGTCGGCAGGATCCCGGCCGACAGCGGACCAAGGATTATCACCCTTCCGGAGGACGACCATGAGTAGGCCGCAGACGCAGCCCACGAGCTTCAGGCTTCCGGCGGAAGTGATCGACGCTCTTGATGTTGGGGCGTCCAGATTCGGGATGAGCAGGACGGATTGGCTCACCTTCCTGGCGAAATCGGCCATCGCCGACAAGACGTCCCAGATCGTCTTCAACGAGAACGAGGTTATCGTCCGGTCGAGGAAGTGCCCGCTTCGGGAGAGGTAGCGTGGAGGAGAAGAAAAGCGCATGGGCAAAGCGAGTAGACGCCGCCTGGAAAAACGTAATGCTCGACCTAAGGCGAAGAGTGTCGAGGTGCCGAAAGAAACCGAGGAAGAAGATCCGGGTCCAGGGTTCATCGAGGCGATAGAAGCCGCGCAACGAGGGCACAAGCAGGAGTTCGACGAGAAGTTCGGCACGAACGTCAACGTCGAGATCAAGGACGGCAAGATGCACGTGGGGCTGGCCAAGAAGCCGGAGGCGAAGTCGTGATCTACAGGCCCGCGCACTACGACACGAGCACGACGACGGACACGGCCCCATGGGCCACGCAGTTCGTGGCATCAGCGGCGAACGTCGTCATCACCGGGACGATTCCAACCGACATGACGGCGATCCCGGTCTCCGGAAGCGTCGCCGTGTGCTACTCGCCATCCGACGCGGTGTTCCTCGAGCTGCCCAGGACGTCCCCAAGAAACCCGCCGCATCCAGCCCCGGCGTGGCGGGCGAAGCTGCAGAAGGTCACCCCCTTTTTTGCCCCACGGCCGGAGTTCCACGCGCGGTCGAATCCGAGCGGCCGGTAGATCGATAATCCTTAACCGGAAGTGCTTGCAAAAATTGTTGCTGTGAGCAACAATCTGATATGAAGAAAAAGCTCACGATACATGATGTCCTAAGGGCTGAGGCCAAGGCGAAAAAGACCGAGGACCGAGAGTGCCGCGAATACTTCGCCGCCGGGCAGGCCCAGGCGAAGGGCTTCGTGGCGGAGCTGAACAAGATCGCCAAGCGGCCGGCCAAGTCAACCACCACAAAAGATGACTTCGACCACCTAGACAAGTTGTTCGCGGAGTCCATGATCCTCGCGACCAAGCTGGCCGAGAACCACAAGGCCTTCCTGGCGAAGCTGATGAAGATCTCCGACAGGATCGACGCTGCCAAGGATAGGCTCCCTTCGGTCCTCGTCCCGTTCGTCCAGACGGCCCCAATCAAGCCTATGAAGTCGAAGACGACCGTCTACGCTCCGGCGCCGCATCCAATAATCTATTCAAGGTGATTGCGTGACCGAGAATGCCGAGTCGGTGTACTGCCCGCAGTGCAGCGGGACCATCTACGTCCCGGGCAGAAACTGGCACGGCGCCGAGCTTCCTCAGGCCTACAAGTGCTGCTACTGCGAGCCACCGCCAGTCAGCCCGCCTCACGAGGCGGCATCGGCGATCGTGCGAGACCTGACCGAGGATGTGCGCAGACTGCAAAAGTGGGTCACAGTCCTGGCCAGGCTCATCCCGCAGGGCTCTGGCCCGGTAACGATGTCGCCGAGCTCGTGGGTGAACGAGGACCTGCACAACATGGGCCTGGCGCTTCCTGACCACGTTCTCAAGGGCATTCTCGAATTAACCGAAAAGACTTTCCGCGGGTCTCACCCGAAAGGCACCATCTCGGTCAACGTCTGCCTGTACTGCGGCGATTCGTATCTGCTGTCCGTGAACAAGTTGGTTGAAAACTCGGTGGTTCTGAACGGCTACGCGATATGCGGCGTCTGCAGCGTGATGAGGCACGAAAACAAAGAGGTCTTCAGCTGGGTAAGCAAGATTATCAAATTCGGATACGTTCGCGCGCCAGAGCAGATGCCGCCCGTCATGCCGCCCCCGCCGCCTCCGAGGCCAGACCAGATGGAGCATCACAAGGTGATCACGCTGGACCCTGGAGAGTAAAGCTTCCAAGGGAACGACTCGATCAAGGCAAGGTATACTCGGGCCTGTGATTCTGCTGACGAGTACCGCCGACAAGATCCGCGTCGCCCTGGCCCCGGCCGTCACCACTGACATCCACGCGTCCTACATGGACACGGACGGGGCCGTTTCGGTCCCTGGCAGGAAGAACACCGCCACAACGATCGAGCTCCTGGTGGACGCCGTCGACCCTCCGGCCCTCACCTTCTCCAGGAACGTGAAGGCCCTCCACATCCGGAACAAGCACGCCTCCAGCACGGTGACGATCCTGGTCACCCACACCGACGGCGTGACGACCGTCGAGATCGCCAGAGCCGAGCTTGGCCCAAGCGAGCTGCTCTCGTTTGTTGAGGGGCAGGGGTTCCGCGTGTACGACTCGAATGGAGCCATCAAGTAGATGCTCATTCTCGCGAGCACGGCCGACAAGATTCGCGTCATCACGAGCTTCGCCGTCCCCGTGGACGTCCACGCCACCTGGGCGGATTTCGACGGGGCCGCCGTCACCGCAGGGCGGACGAACACCGAGATCACCCTGGCAACCACGACCGACGTCGTCGCATCGCCGGCGATCGGCTTCTACCGGAAGCTTAAGACCCTGATCGTCCGGAACACGGACCCGGTGACTTCCGTGGACGTCACCGTCCAGCACACGGACGGCGCCACGCCAGTCTCTCTTGAGAAAGTCACCCTCCTGCCGAACGAGTCCCTGTCCTACTCCGAGGGCGAGGGATTCAGGCACACCCTAGCCTCAGGGGCAACGGCAGACTCCCAGGAAGCGGACACACAGACATATGTCGCTGCCGGGGCTGGCGTCACAGTCAACCGCGTCGTCTACAAGAACTCCGTCGCCCACGAGGTCGCGCACGCGCTCGCGTCAGGGCTCGCCACGTCGGACACCGTAGTCGGGATCGCCGTGAACTCCGCCGCGGCTGGCGCGCTGGTCGGCGTGGTCAATGACGGGCTCGTGACCGCAGACGCAACCGCGGGCATCACCATCCTTCCAGGCCAGAAGATCTTCCTGTCCGAGATCTCAGCAGGCGAAGTCACGAACGTCGAGCCGTCGTTGAGCGGCGAAGTGAAGCTGTTTCTGGGTGTTTCGAAGACCGGCACCGCCATAGCCGGCGGGACCTTCACGATAGCCCTCGATAGGAGAACGCCGACGCTGATCCCGTAACGGGTGAACGACCGGGCCTCTGGACCGTATACTCAGGCCTTGAGATTGTATCAGGACTCGTAGAAGACTTAACTGCAGGAGACGACCATGGCCGACCGCATCGCGCTATTCTCTGAATCAGGAGCCCTCAAGGGCATCTCGGACACCGCCGACCGAGTCAGGGCCATAGGGATGGTGTCCGGTGCGGCGACCAACATCGCCCTCGCTCGCGCGGGTGCGGCCGGGACCACGCTGACGATCAGCGGGACGGCCATCGAGCTCGGCTCGACCCTCGACACCCTGGACGTCAACTCGACGACCTTCCACATCGCGCCAGACACCGCGACGACCGTGAACATCGGCGCGGGTGCGACCACCGGGGTGAACATCGGCGCTTCGGCTGGCCCGCTGACCATCGCCAGCGCCACGATCACCGGCACGAACGCCACCGCCCTCAACCTGAACGGAGCCACCACGGTCACCGTCGCGGGCTCTGTGGCGACGACCGTGAACATCTTCAACACGGTCGCCACCACGGTAAACCTCGCCGGAGCGGCCACCACCCTGACGGTCGGTGCCGTGACAGGCACGACGACCGTCCGGAACAACCTCACGGTCACGGGAAACCTGACCGTGTCCGGCACCACCACGACGGTCAACTCCGAGACCGTCCTGATCGACGACAACTTCATCTACCTGAACAACGCGTACGCCACGGACGCCGCCCAGGCCGGCGGCATCGTCATCAACTACGATCCGACGACCACGGTCGACACCGTGGCGGCCGGAAGCTTCACGGCCACGACTGTGCCGACGGCGGGAACTGGGCTGTTCATCGCCGGCGACATAGTCCAGTTCCACAACTGTTCCAACCCTCAGAACAACGGCATCTACCAGGTCGTCTCGCATTCGGGCAGCAGCCTGACCATCACCGCTACTCCAGCGTTCACCTTCCTCCAGTCCGGCTTCACGGCCGGAACGACGGGGACCGTGGGCAACATCACGAAAGTGGCCGTCGCCGTCATGCGTGTGAGCACGACCGGAGTCTGGGAGGTCACCAGCGGCTCCAGCACGACCGGCATGGTCTTCACCTCGCTGTCCACCGGGTCGTCCAACCTCCAGCAGGCGTACGACGCCTCGACCAGCCCGGCGACCATCACGACCAACAGCACGGACGACGAAGTCCTGATCACCGGCACGGCTGGTCTGCGCGTGACCGGCACGGGCGCCGACAACACGGTCAGCGCCGGGTTCGGCTTCGAGGTCGACACGACCGGAGCCTTCCGCCTCCTGGGCGACGCTGGCTCGACGCTGTCGACCACGGCGGCTGCCCTCACACTCTCGACGGTGACCTCCGGCACCCTGACGATTGTCTCGAGCGCCCTCCTCGACATCGACTCCGGCACCGCCGGCGTCACGATCGATTCCTCGGGCGGCGGCATCAGCCTCGGCGCCGTGGGCGCGAGCGACTTCACCGCCACCACGGGCGGGCTCACCATCGCCACGGTCACCTCCGGCGCGCTGACCGTCAACGCCGCCGCGAACCTCGATGTCAACGTCACGACCGGCATCACGATCGACGGCACCACGATCGCCATCGCCGGAACCGGGGCGTCCAGCGTCACCGTGACCGGCGCCGGGCTTACCCTCTCCACGGTGACCTCCGGAGCCGTGACCATCACGTCCGCCGGAATCATGGACCTGAACCCCGGGGCGAGCCTCACCATCGACACGGCCGGCTCCTCCACGATCACCTCGACGACGTCGACGTCGATCGTGACGCAGGGCGGCAACATCCTGATCGACAACCAGTCCGTGACCGGGCTCACCCTCATCGACCTGGGAACCAACACCTCGGCCACCTCGTTCCGCGTCCGGAGTGACGCCGGCACGATCAACCTCTCGGTGGACGGGGCCGGCCTCGTCACCATCGGCGCCTCGGCCACCGACTCCGTCGCCGTGAACGCGGAGTTCACCACCAGCCTGGTCCCGGACGTCACCCTGACGTCCGACCTCGGCAGCTCGACCAAGCTGTGGAACAGCCTCTTCGTTGGAAGCGTACTGGCCGACAAGATCGGAAGGACGATGGTGACCGGGGCCGCCGGTGTCACCGCGGCCCGCCTGGTCTACAAGGACACCGTGACCACCAACTCCGTCCTCGAGGCCGACAACGCGGGGCTTGCCACTGCGAACTCGGTGATCGGCGTGGCCAGAACGACGCAGACCAGCGGACAGAACGTCGTGGTGGACTATGCCGGCGTGATCTCGATGCGCGTGACCAGCGGCGTCACCATCGTCATCGGCGACATCCTTTACCTCGCGACGACCGGGCGCGTCACGAACGTGGCGCCAACCGCATCCAACACGGCCGTTCTTGTGGTAGGGTATGCCATGGCGGGCGCCGCGGCGGACGCGCTGGTCAACGTCGAGTTCCAGCCGCGCACGCCGTTCGTCAACCCGTAAGCTGAACTTTTTGAGCGGCGGCTCCGGATGGTCCAGGGCCGCCGCTCAACATGATAGACAGGAGGCGATCCATGGCCGAGCGGAAAGACGTCCAGAAGATCCTGCAGAACCTACCCGAGGGAAACGGAGAGGCCAAGTCGGCCGCGAAGCCAGAGGTTGGCGCGCGTGTCCTGAGCGAGATCGACTCCCTCCGGATCGAGATCCTCACCAAGGACCAGCAGATCATGAACCTCCGACAGGAGCTTCTGGCCTCCCAGAAGAAGATCCTCGCTACCCAGGAAGAGAGCATGAAGTTGCAGCAGAGCGCCCAGGCCAAGGAGGCCGACAAGCTGATCTCGGACCTCGGCATGACCGGTACCGTCAACCTCGTCAAGAACGCGGAAGGCCGGTACGTCGTCAACGGCAAATAGTCCATAGCGCGGGAGCTGATGGGTGGCAGATAAAGTAGCCGTCACATTCGAGTCCGGCGCGCTGAAGGGCATCAGCCAGACCGTCCCGGACAACGTCCTGGCTGGTGGCCTCAAGCGTGCATCCGGCGACGTCACCATCGATGCCGGCGGCGCCAACACCGTCATCCTCAGAACCAACGGCGTGACGTCGGTCACCGTCACCTCCGACGGCAAGCTGACCACGTCGTCCACCACAACGACGCCAGGCCTCTTGATCGGCAGCTTCACGGCGGATCCGTCTGTTCTTGCGAATGGCGATATCTGGTACAACTCCACGACGGGCAAATTCCGGGCCCGTGAGGCTGGCGCTTCCACGGACATGATCGGCGGTGGCGGCGGCGCCTCCGGGTGGACCGACGCTGGCTCAGAAGTCCACCTGACGACGTCGACCGACGAGGTCACGGTCGGAGCATCGGGCGGCACCGGCGGAAAGTTCACCGTCGTCGGGGACACGATAGGCCAGATCACGACCGTCATCAGGATGGTGGCCTCACAGACGGCCGACGCCTTGCTGATTGAGAACTCCGCCGGGGCGGACCAGATCAGGATCACCGCCTCGAACGAGTTCGTCCCGGCCACGACCAACACGGGGTCCGTCGGGACGTCCGGGCTCAAGTGGGCGAACGTCTTTGCGACGACCGTGACATCTGGCGATCTCGAGCTGGAGAGCGAGATGGCCAAGTGGACCGTCCGCGAGGCGAAGGTCGACGGCGAGGACATCGAGACCCTCTACGCCATCAACCGCAAGACCGGTAAGAAGTACCGCCTTCTGATGGAAGAGCTTCCAGAGTAGAAACCGTGTGCGGAGCCAGACCGGGCCCATGAAAAAGAACCACGTCCACAGGTGGGCCAAGATCTGTAGAGGGCTCCCCCACTCCGCCTGCAAGTGCGGCTTTCTAAAGGTCTCCTCTGTCCAGGTCGGCCGCAACACGATCACCATGTCGCCATCCGGCGTTGGAGATGTAGCCCGTTGGTCGGCGACCCAGACGGCTCCCGCTGTCGGCGATGTCGGCATGAACGTGACGACGGGCCGACTTCAGTTCAACCTGAGCGGGACCGGCAACGTAAACGCTGCGGTGGCGGGCGACATCAACTCGTCATCCTATGGGCTTGGCTTTTTTGGAGCCGGAGTCGACGGAGCCGCCACTCTCGTCGCCAACACGACTATGGCGGCCGACGCGAACGTGGTGCAGTACACCAACCTCGCCATGGGCGGATTCAGCCTGACCAACACGTCGGCTGATGTTGGTCTCGTGGTCCATATCAGCGGGAATCTTTCCGGTGGCGGGACCTTCCGTGGGAACGTCCTGACCAGCCCGACTGGAACGGCAGGCACGAATGCCACGACAGGCGGCAACGGAGGAGTCGTTGCGTCGAGCGCCGGATGGGCTAAGATCTTTGTCAACGTCATCGCTACGGGTGCATATACCGTAACGACGGTCGGGCAGACGGGCGGGCTTGGAGGAAACGGACTAGCCCCGAGTGCAACTGCCAACGGAGCAGCCGGAGCGTCCGGAACGACCACCCTCATCGGCTGTGGGGCAAGCTATCCTGTCGTGACGGCGGCTACAGGAGGCGGAGCCGGTCTTTCTGCCGGTGGAGGCGGCGCTGGAGGGGCCGGTGCATCAGCCGGAATCAAGCGGCGTCTTTTCAAGGACCTTCATAAGTTGATCACCGCCGGCGGTTTGGATGATGGCACGACCGGCGGAAACAGATACTCATTTCAAGGAACCAGGGGAGGCGCGGGCGGCAAGGGTGGGGCGAACAACGGCGGCGCTCAAGGGGCTGGCGGGGCCGGTGGCGGCGGCGGCGGCACGATGACTCAGAGTACGGCAGGACCTGCCGGTGGCGCGGGTGGTGCAGGCCTGGCCGGTGGGAGCGCAGCGGGCGGAGGAGGCGGAGCCGGCGGAGGCCCTGGCGGCCTCTCCATGGTCGTTACCAATTTCAACGAATCCACCTCTCTCAGCGTTCTTGCTGACGGCGGGGCAGGCGGGGCCGGTGGAAACGGCAACGCCGCACAGGGCGGCCGTGGAGGAGGCGGTGCCGGTGGCGCTGGAGGCGCGGCCGTCTACTTCGGAAATTCCGGAGATGCTCCGACCGTTACGGCTTCCGCTGGCGCCGGCGGAGCCGCCGGTTCCGGCACAGGCAACGGCGGGTCCGCAGGAACCGCCGGTCAGTCAGGCAAGGCTTTCACCTTGAGCAGATCATGATGCCGCACAACCATGCCTGGGTGCCTCTGAAGAAAGGCTACGAGAAGTGCCTCGTCTGCGCCTGTGGGGCCATGCACGTTCGCGGTATCCAGGTTGGCGATAATACGATCACGCTGTCCCCTTCCGGGGTCGGCGACGTGGCCCGCTGGTCGGCAACCAAAGAAGCAGTGGCTGCCGGTGACCTCGGAATGAGCGTCACCAGCGGAAGACCAAACGTGATCGTTTCCGGCGTGGTCAGACCCCTTATCTACACGACCGAAGTGGTCGGAGGGACCTTCGGCATCGGGATGTTTGGGGACGGATCTGACGGAAACTCGACCCTTGTCGCCAACACGGTGTTTGCCGCCAACGACAATGTCCAGCTCTACGACAACTTCACCAGCGGCGGCTTCAACTTGTCGGCAAACTCGGCGGACTTGTCTCTGGTCATGTATGTCAAGAGCACGGCCAGCATCAGCGCGGGAACCAACATTACCGCTACCACCTTCGGAGCTGTCGGCACGGGCGGAGCCGGTGGCGGCCCAGCCGGTGGCGGCGCCAATGGAGGCACCTCTTGCGGCACCGTGGCGATCTACGCCAACACGATCACCGGAAGCGGGACCGTCAGTGCGAACGGCACTGCGGGAAGCGTTGGGGGCATCGGCTCCGCTACCGCCACAGCAAATACCGGCGGTGTCGGCGGTGCGGCTGGATCGACCAATAGCAGGCTTTTCGGTATTGCCTTCGCCGCGGCAGCCGCCGCCGGGGTAGGAGCAGGCGCTTCAGCCGGTGGCATACCGGGCATTGGAGGTACGGCAGGAACGGTCAACGCACTTGCCCCCGACGTGTTTCAGGACTGCAATAGATTCATGATCGGCTGGGGAGGCACGGACGGCTTTACTGTTGGGACGGACTCGAACAGCAGGTGGGCGGCAGGCGTTTCCGGAGGAGGCGGAGGTGGCGGCTCCCAAAATACCGCGGGCGGAGGGGGCGGCGGCGGAGGGGCCGGTGGCGGTGCCTTCATAAGCAACGGCGGAGTCGGCGGGGGAGGCGGAGCCGCACCTGGCGTATCCGGAACCGGATCAGGTGGAGGCGGAGGTGGAGGAACGGCAGGAATCGCCATCGTGATCTCCAACAACACGTCCGCCATTTCCGTGCAAGCTAATGGCGGGGCTGGCGGGGCTGGCGGGGCTGCTGCGGCGGTCAATGTTACAGGCGGAGGCGGAGGAGGCGGTGCTTCCGGCGGTCTTTCTCTTGTGGCGGGACAGAGCGGCCACAGCGCGGCGTCCAGCGCGGCGGCAGGCGCTCTAGGGGCCGGTGGAACGGGCACAGGTCCTTCCGGCACGTCCGGGGCTGCCGGTGGCGCAGGGATCGTGTTTAACTCGTCGTGGAGCTAATGTGAGATCGAACCACGTCCATCGGTGGAAGTCGCTCATCGGGCAGGAGCTGCCCATGGGATGCGATTGCGGAGCCCTTCTTGTCAAGAACATGAAGGTCGGCGGCAACACGATCACCCTTTCCCCATCCGGAGTCGGTGACGTCATCCGGTGGAGCGCGACTAAGGCGTCGGTCGCAGCTGGCGACATTGGAATGAGCACGACTACGGGTCGTCCGAGCGCCTTCATCGGTGGGGCTGCCAGGGATATTTCCGAAGACGCCACGAACTTGAATACGGCTCCCGGCTACGGGATCTACGGTTCCGGCAGTGACGGGTCTCCTTCTTCTCCTCTGGTTGCCAACACGACCCTGGCTTCAGGAGACCGGTGCGTCCGGTTCACGAATCTTGATCTGGCCGGATTCATCCTGACCCCGAATACTGCCGACCGAAGCTGTGTTCTGACAATCAGCGGCACGTTGACCATGGGTGGCGGAACTATCGCGGCGGCGGCCGGAAGCACCGCCGGCGGTGCCGGTGGCGCTGGAGGAGGAACGGCGGGGGCTGGAGGGGCGGGCGGAAGCGGACGTTGGAATGTCTACGTTTATGCCAGGGCCATTTCAGGTTCCGGGACGTTCACGGCTACGGGCGGATCTGGCGCGAACGGTGTTGCCGGAACAGCTCCAGCCTCCAACACGGCCGGAAGCGGAGGGACGTCGGCTACCAATAGCAACGTGCAGTTCAACATCCAGACCCAGGCGTCGTCTACTGTTGGAGGTGCCGGTGCCGCTATCGGCGGGGCAGGCGGTGCCGCCAGAACCGCCCAGACAGTCGGTGCAAGATCAGCCGCTACCGCAAAAGACCTGCTTCGGTACTGGTACTTCAGCGGGCCACAGACCAACTCAACCGGGGACAACCAGAGGGTCTGGGAGTCCTCCAACGGCGGTGGCGGGGGTGGTGGGAGTGCGCGTAACGTGAGCCCTTCCGGGGGCGGAGGCAGCGGTGCCGTCGGGTCCAGATTCATCGGCGTTGGCGGAGCCAGCGGAGCCGGTGCTACCGGCATAGCTGGGACCGGCGCGGGCGGAGGGGGCGGCGGGGCTGGCGGGCCGGGAAGCCTCATCATGGTCGTGTGCGAGACGTCCTCCGCGTCCCTGACCATCTCGGCGAACGGCGGAACTTCCGGAAACGGCGGCAGTGCAAGCTCGGCGACGGCAGGCGCAGGGTCAGGCTCAGGAGGCGCGTCCGGCGGGTCGGCTCTTTACATCGGCCCGGTAGGTGGGTCGGCCACGGTGACGGCCACAGGGTCGGCGGCCGGAGCCAGCGGTGGGACCGGGGTGGCGGCAGGGACTGGGTCCTCCGGAGGAAACGGTGTCGCCATGTCCATGACGAGGGAAACGTGATGATGTTCGTAGCGTACTGCAAGGGGTGCCTTCCGACGGCAACGGTGATAGGATGGGCGACCGTGGAAGAATCGGCGGCGTCCTTGAGGCACTCCGACCATCCGGACGCGGAGGACGGGCACTTCTCCATGACCGACGGGGAGTGGGTGTCCGCGTACGTCCTTGGGGACGGTATTCAGACTGCGGCGAACATCGTGGCGGCTCACTCGGACAGATTCGTGTAGAGGACAAGATGAACAAGTACGACGTCTACTGCAAGGGCCCGTTCCCTGACGGTCGAGGCCATGAGTGCTGGGTACGGGTCGTTGAACTTGAGCTTCCGGACAATGCCGATCCTCGCAGGCATCTGAGCAAGTACATGTGCTCGACCTGCGGAGTAGCTGAATCGGTCATCCGGCCGCTTTGCCAGCGGAACCTGATCCCCTGGTGGGATGCCGACTACCGAAAGACGATCATCGCGGCCTTGGAAGTCCCCTGCCGGATCTTCCCTCATGAAAAGACGGACGCCTCCAGGCCCGGGGCGTACGACGACTGGGAGCGGCGCCAGAGCGGCGCGGTCATCGCCGCCCTGGTCAAGGTTCTCAGGAACGAGCGCATCCCCGAGCGAGAGATCGTCAGGATGGTCATGCGCAAGCGGCCCTTGCAGACTGTTACGGTGTAATTGTGCCTGACAGGGGGGCCTGGGTATACTGGAACTGCACACTGTGCAGTCTGGAGATCGGAAAGCTCGAGGAAGAGCTTGGGCCGCAGGAGGCCAAGAGGCCTGTCGTGACGATCGCCGGATCATGGAGGAAGTCGTAAGTGGGTCGCGTAGGTCTATTCGATCCTGAAGTCCTCCCGGCAGCCCTGTTCGACGAGACCGTCGTCCAGGAGGGCTGGTTCGACACGGACCTGATCCAGACCGCGGCGGCCCCGCCGGCCGCACCGGCGGCCCTTGTGGCGATCGCCGGCGTCTCCAGGGTCACGCTTTCCTGGACCGCGGTCCCCGGGGCGATCAACTACAGGGTCTACCGGTCACTCACGTCTGGCTTCGGGTACGTCCTCATCCAGGCGGGCGTCACCGCCACGACGACCATAGATTTCGCCGCGACGAACGGGACGCAGTACTTCTACGTGATCGCCGCGTACGGCCCAGGCGGCGAGGGCCCGTACTCTCCCGAGGCGTTCGCCACCCCGTTCTCCGGAGCGACGGTCCCGCACGTCACGCTGTACGACTTCGACGAGATGCGGGCTCAAGCCCTCGCCAACATCAAGGATCTGGACGTTCAGGTGAACCTGGACCTGGAAGCTCCAATCGGCGTCACCGACCTCGACGAGCTGGTCGCGGAGATCACAGAGCTGCGCCTGGTGCTGGTCTACTCCGAGAACGACAGCCCGTTCCAGGTGGACCTTGGGGCCGGCATGAGCCCCACGCTGCACACGCTGGTCTACATGATCCCGCAGCACTCCGGCCCGTTCATCCTGAATATCAACTGCCCGGCGCCATCTTCGATCCGTATGGTCATCGGGGGTGATCTGTGAGCTACTTGTACGACTACCAGTTCGTGAGCTACGAGTCGAAGACCGGCGACGTCGTGGTCGACACGTTCCTGCGGGCCTTCCCAGACTTCATCGAGAGCCACGTTGACGCGCCTATTGGGGCGACAGACCTCTCCGGGATCCTGGCGTCTCTCGTGAATCCGAGATTCCTCATGATCTACTCCGTAAATCACAAACCGTTCCAGGTGGACCTTGGGGCGGGCCCGGTCCCGATAAGCAACACCACCTTCATCACCTCACTTAAGCAGGGTGTCGCGGCATCCATCGGCGTGGTCTGCCAGGACCTGAACCACCTCCGGGTCGTGGCGGCCGGCGTCCAATAAGATCCTGGGAACGACCCACGATCACCGTGCTATGATGAGCGCGATGAATCCCTTCGCCGTCGAGGCACGTATTCGGGATCTTGCGGACCAGGCCGCGACGACCTTCTTGTCGCCGCTGTCTGAGAAGCGGGCCTCCCCTGAATGGATCTCGAAGAACGCCGAGAAAGTCCTGGCCGACGCCGGGGCCGACCTGACGAAGGTCGTGACCAAGATCGCCTTCGACGAGAACCTCAACCCGCACGAGGTCGCCCGCGTCTGCGAGGAAGCCAACAAGGAGGTCTTCGGCCGGCTCTACAAGAGCTCGGACGACAAGACCTTCAGCTTCCCAGTCGCCGACGCGACCCAGGTCCTCGGTGCGCTGGATCGCCCCTACCAGGGCCCAGGCGACATCTACCTGCCCGTCGAACACCCAAAATACGCCGCTCTTCAGAAAACGGCCAAGGCTCCCAGCAACGACTCCTGGGCGAGATCCGCGCTCGTCCCCACGGAGGCTCAGGCGCTCCAGCTCCAGCATCAGGAGGAGAAGGACGCGCACGACGCCTTCAAGGAGTTCACGATGGAGGCTGAGGCCGGAAAGCACCAGGCCGCGCTCGACTTCGCCAAGATGGCGCGCGACATGGTGCTTGAAGGAGAGCGCACACCGAGCGAGATTTTTGCGATGGTCAAAGAGGCGCGGCCCGGCCAGCCCCTCATCGAGAAGGCTGCCCGGGAGCTTCTCGCACTTGTCACGGTTCTCACGGGCGCCAAGTTCCACGAGGGCGCGTCCGACGTCGTGAAGTACGCCAAGGCGCTGCTCGGCGTCTCGGAGACCGGAGGCGGCAGCGTCCCGTCCGACGATCTTCGTGACGTCACCCCCGAGCAGTACGAGTTCTGGACGAAGTCGCCCGGCCAGCCGGTCGAGGCGTTCATCGGCCCCGTGTCGTCCGGCGGAGATCCAGTCCGCATCATCAACGGCGGCCACAAGCTCTTCATGAACCTCGACACGCTGATCGACCAGTCCAACAAGGAGGGCTGGGGGAACAAGGGTCTCCTCCTCTCCCAGGATCGCGTTCGCTCAATCGCGCGCAACGTGGTCAACTGGAAGGGCAAGAGCGAGGGCGTCGCGTAGCGACGGCACGAATGAGCTTCAAGAGCGAGCTGAGAGTTTCCGTGACCGTGATTGACGAGGACCTCCCGTCCCCGGGCCTCGAGGTCCTCGAGGAGAAGGTCGAGTCCGTCACCACGATCGACGAGTTCCTGGAGATGGCCCTCACGGTCCCCTTCACGGCGCTCGACATCCCCTTCACGAACGGGAAGCCGATCGTGTTCAGCACCTGGGGGCTGGCCCCGCACCAGATCTTCATCAAGTCGACCGGGCCCATCGGGGTCGTGCAGTACATGACGATTCCTGATACGGCCTTCCTGCAGCCGTGCCGGTCCGAGCTCGTCATGACGTATGATGTGGCGAATCCTCCGACCGAGATCAGGCTGCTCAACCTCAACGCGGCCCCTGTGGACGTCAAGATTTTGGTATCCTCGAAGAATTAACGTAGGAGAGTTCTATGGCGCACACCGTCACCCTGAACGCGTCGATGCTCATCCAGGACACGAGCGGCGCGGCCCCCGTCACGGTCGCGAACGACTCCAAGACCGACCAGCTCACCGCCCAGGACGAGTTCCTGGAGATGTCGGTGACCGTGCCGGCCGCGGCGGTCGATCAGACGATTGACCTGACCACGCCCGGTCTGTCGGCGCGGACGCTCTACATCACCACGACACAGCCCCTCACGATGAAGCAGGGCGTGTCGGTGTTCGCCCAGCCGATCCGGTCGATCTTCGCGGCCACTTACGAGTCGGCCAACGTGCCCGCGAGCCTGAAGTTCTCGAACGCGGGCGCGATCGCCGCTCAGGTCAAGATCGTCCTCGGGTCGCAGAACTAAGCCCTTTTCCGCCGCGCCGTCAGGCGCGGAGGATGAGATAGGGCTCGCCGGGCTCCTCCTTCAATGGAGGGGCCCGGCGGTCTTCCCCGCGGAACAAAATGCCTACGCCAGGCGTTCAGCTCCTGATGAAGCGCCACTTGGACGCCCTCAACCGGCTGCGCCGGCTTGGGAAGGGCTCCGTGAAGTTGTCGTCGGAACGAGCCCCCATGCAGAATCAAGTCGCCAACGTGCTCTCAGCGTCCGGCATCGCTCCGGAGAAGCAGGCGGAGATCTACAAGAAGATCCTTCTCAAGGCCGCTCCGGTGACGCCCGGGGTCATCCCCAAAGTGTCGTTTGCGCGAGACGCCTTGAGGCAGTTCTGCAAACGTGTGGTAGAGTAATCGTATGAGCTCAGAGGCGGTGAAACGTCTTGAACTCGTGCGCCAGTACCTGCTGGACGTGTTCCACAATCCGGCCTCAATCCTCGAGGCGTCCGACGCCGTCAACTACGTCAAGTTCAACTTCCACGAGGCCGTGAAGGCCGCGCGCGCGGCTGCAGACCTCCGCCGCGGTGTCAGGCGAATCGGAATCGGCGCCAAGGCCATCGCGTCGCTCACGACGTTCCAGCTCGAGAGCGAGATGACCGAGCTACGGCTGCAGCGAATGTGGCCGGTGATCTCGAGCCAGGAGACGTTCGAGAGCTGGTTCCACAAGAATCTGCTCTCCCCAGTGGTCGCCGAGGAAGATCGCATCCTCGGCCATTCAACGGGCCACATCGCGCATACGGGCTCCGGGGTGGGGTCCTACTTCGACCGGGTGGCGGAATCCTTTCGATTCAAGGTCTGGGAGGTAGTCCACTTCCCAGAGGCGAAGGATGTGCCGCCGCGTATCCTTCCGTGCCCAGACGAAACAAAGCCTCCACCAAAGAAGGCGGTATAGCTTCATGTTGAACACCATGGTTTTACAGGCAGAGCAGATTTCTCAGGCGGCCAGCACCATTATGTCCGCCGGCGTCATCGGTGCGTGCCTCGTGTCCCTGGCGATTTGGCACGTCCTGCTGTCCAGGAAGTACGACAAGCGCGTCGACTCCATGCTGGCGCGGGAGCGCGAGTTTCAGGAGATCCAGTCGGCCGCCCTGGAAAAGTACAGGACCGCCATGGAAAGCGTCGCGAAAACCCTAGATCTTGTTGTGACGTTGATCCGTGATAGATAGACTGGCCCACGGCTTGCGTCTCGTATTACAGGAGGCGTTATGGGCATGACAGCAACGATCGCAGTGCTGGCCGCCATACTCACGTTCGGGTGGATCGTTGTGAGCTCGGTCCGCCACATCAGGCGTGAACGCGCGGCGGTAGAGTGCCAGGTCGGGTCCATCGTCCTCGAGCAGCGCATCAAGGAGTGCAGCGTGGCCGAGGTCGAGGGCAGGGTCATGGGGAGCATGCGGGAGATCAGCGATATAGTCGCCCGCCGGGCTCCGACGAAGATGCGGGAGAGGATGGCCCCAGAGATGACCCCGAGGGATCTCAGGGCGGTCGACCCACTTGGCGACGAGACTCGAACCATGATGGCGATCCGGGTCAAGGCCGAGGACATCGGGCGAATGGTCAAGTCAAAGAGATCGAAATTTTGACCTATGTCTGAGTACGATTACCTCCTGCATTTCGACAAAGCGAAAATGGTCGCCCTATCGGAGTCCATCAAGAAGGAGCTGGTCGCCGAGGGTCTGACGGCAAACCTCTGGTCGATGGAGCCCTGGAAACTCGCATTCGACGTCCGCTCCGCCATGAGCGACTTCGCCAGCGTGATCCACAAGATTTACCAGAGGCCGGAAGTCACGACGGTGTCCATGGGGGTCGAGCCTGGGACCCGCCTCGTAATGATCCACATATCCCTGTCCGAGCGGTGGTTCATCGCGGAAGAGAAGAAGAATGGGAAAGCAAGCAAGCGCCACCCGGAAGACGCCGGCGGCGACCTCGCATAAGGGGAAGCGGACCCTCGTCAAGCGAGGGATTCCAGCTGTCGCCGGCGCCGGGAAGATCGTCGTCGTCAAGCGCGGCGAGGACCTCCACTCCGCCCTCGAGACGCGCTACATTCTCATGCAGAAGGACGTCGAGACGGTCGAATTCTTCTGGAATACCCTCATGAAGCCGGAGAAGGCCTACTCCGAGACGAAGGAGTGGCCGGAACACCTCGCGCTCGTGAACAAGTGGGAACTCCACGAAGGCGTGAAGACGATCTACGAGTACCGTGCGAAGATGCGCAAGCTGAAGGTGTGGATCGACCACTTCCAGGCCGGTCGCGATTATGAGCTGACCGTGGACGAAGTTGTGGAGATCCAGTCGTGAGCGCAGGTGAGAAAGTCGCAAAGCTCCCAGCGGGGTTCCCGGCCGGTCGCCTGCGCCTGAGCAAGACCCTGTCGAGGGGGATCAGCGACCGTGCGACGGGTATGAACAGAACCCTTCCTCCGATGGTCTCTCCTCTCGGCGGCCAGGCTCCAGGCCGCACGCCGACGTCTACGCAGCAGGGGGACGTCAGGACCATCCAGGCCAGGGGCAGGGGGACCCTCAGCGAGACCGTCGCCGCGAAGGCGAACCAGAAGGTCGCCCCTCAGGACAGGTCCCAGGTGACGCCGCATGGCGAGGCCATGCCGCACAACGAGGGTGATGGCGCGAGCCGCGGCTCGTCGCCGTTCCAGGACGTCAGGGCGCAGAAGGAGGCCCGCGCCGTCCTTCGGGAGTCCCTCGGCAAATTGTCGATGGCCATGCGCCCGGCCGACATGGTGAGCTTCATGTCCCACGCGTTCGACAAACGTCACATCACGCGGTTCAGAACAGATCCGGTGAAGCTACTGGAGCCGGCACTGAAGCAGATGAAAGAAGTCCGCCCGCTCCCGGAGATCGCCGGGCACGGCTTTGTCGCCCACCTGCCTGGCGAGCACAAGATCATGGGCAAGATCGACTCGCTCGGATGGGTCAAGCCGCGTACGTTCTACGGCCCCGGGCAGGCCCACGACAAGAGGCGCGGAGACGTCGACATCACCAAGGCCATCTCCGACATCAAGAACAAGATGAAGGGCGACGAGGGCGGTCAGCTTCTCGGGGAACAGCTATAGCTTTGTCGGGTATAGTGGCTCTCTGTGGCCGCCAAGAAAACGACAGCCCAAAAGATCCTGGCCGCCCCGCACGAGGCCGTCCAGTGGGGCATGAACCGTGCCAGAAAGTTCATCTGGAAGAACATGAGCATGGAGCAGAAGGCCAGGCACCTCCTGCGTCAGGTCTCTAGAGCGGTGGCTGGCAAGTGAACCTCTCCGACGCCCGCAGCGCCCTCCGGTGGGCCGTCTTCAACCCGAACGCCGCTGAGGCGGCCGGGAACAAGATGATGGAGTCCATCCCGCAGGTGATGACCACCGTCGGCGCGTACATGCTGTCCGAGTGGCTCTCGAAGCGGTACGGGCAGGTCTTCTCGGAACCCGGTGAGAAGCCGCAGATCCCGTCGCAGCCGATCCCCACGATCTCGATCCAGACAATCGAGGGGCCTGGAGGGCAGCTGTGAGCTTCCAACCGTTCTCCTACCGGGCCCTGCCGTTCCGCATCAACTGGACGAAGCGCGGGATCTCGCCGGACCAGCACGACGGAGACTCCCTCTGGCTGCTCTTCGACAAGGGCGACTACCAGTACACGAATGCGAACTGCAGGCTGTTCGGCATCAACACGCCTGAGATGAACGACCCGGACCCGGCTGTCCGCCTGAAGGCCGTCGCGGCCCGCGAGCATCTCGCCGGGCTGCTCGGACTGAAGAAGGCGTGCGCCGCGCACGACTGGGTGGCGTCGAACGACGCCAGCACCCGCCTCTGCAAGATCTGCTGCGAGATCGAGAGGCTGACGATCGTCGGCCCGAAGAATCTTTGCGTGAAGTCCGAGAAACTCGACAAGTACGGCCGGCCGCTCGTGACGATCTGGACGGACCCAGCCGCCTTTGGCGACAACTCCAAGAGCGCCAACAAGGCCATGATCGATGCCGGCCACGCGATCCCATTCATGGGGGATCTGGCGTGACCAAGGTCGTCGTCGGCTTCGATGAGGGGCTCTGGAATGGCGGCGTTGACGACGGCGCGTTTGCAGAGGAGCGCGACCCGGGCGGCGTCTGGTACACCCTTGAAGTCGACGGCGTAAAGGTTGCGCTTGCCGCCGCCACCCCTGGCCCGGCCGACCTGACCAACATCAGCTACTACGTTCACCCAGATCACCGCGGCCACGGCTACGGGACGAAGATCGCCTCGCAGGTGACGGACCTCCACGAGAAGGCGACGTTCACCATCTTCAAAGACAACGATGCCTCCATCAAGGTCGCGCTCGCTGCGCTCCGCAACAAGTTCGCCATGACGATGGGTCGGAATGTCGTGCGGCTCACGAAGACCGCCGACGCGATCCCTGGCGGCAAGGCGGACAAGAAGAAGCCGGGCGACTTCAATGCGGAGGCCCTGGCAGAAGGGGCGAAGCACGAGCGCGAGCACACCTCGAGCGACGCCGTCGCGCAGGAGATCGCGATGGACCACCTCGCCGAGGATCCTCAGTACTACGTGAAATTGCGCAAGATCGAGAAGAAAGCGCTCGCAATCAAGGATGAGCGCAACACCATCGGCACCACGCTCACCGGCAGGATCCACGAGAGCTTCACGGTCGCCGCCGACAGGATGATCCAGGCTGGGATGCTCTCCGAGAAGGAGCGCATCGAACTCTCCGGCGCGATCGGCAGCCTGCTGGGCCAGTTCCGCAAGTCGGTGAACCGGGACGTCGCCTCGAGAGAGATGACCCCGCACGCGCATGACCTCCTTAAGAAGGCGGTCTCCACGCAGACGGGTCGCGCGGTCATCGAGGCCAGAACCATCCAGTCCAAGATGAAGGGGCTGACGTCGCCACAGGCGGTCGACCGCAGGATCTCTGATGCGGCTGGCCGGGTGGCAAAGGCCCCAACGTCTCCGCTGTCCCCAGAGGAGAGGAAGAAGATCCTGCAGGCGTCCAGGTATGTCCGGATGAACGTGCAGGATCCGAAGGGTGGCGAGATCTACAAGAGGATCAAGTCAGAGTCGCTCAACAAGAGCCACCAGATGGAGATTCCGACATGAACGTGATTGAAGCCCGGGAACTCCTGAAGCAGGCCGCCGGGAAGACCTACCCGATCTCGAGGGCTCTGACAAGCCCGCTCGGGGCGCTTGTTTCCGGAGGGCTGTCCGGCGCCACCAGCGGAGTCCTGGTCACGGCAAGACACGGCCCGTCCCCGGAGGCCGCGGGGATAGGCGGCATCATAGGCGCCATCGCCGGCATGTTCGGATCTGGCAGCGTCAGAAAACAGTACGCCATGGGCCTTGCGGACGAAGTCAGGGCCGGTTACGCAAAATACCTGGAGCCTCATCACCTCGAGGTTGTAAAGGCCATCGAGAAGGCCAGGCTGAAGGTCGCCGCGTTTATCCCGCTCGCCCTGGCCCCAATGGCCCTGAATTACGCCCTCATGGATGGCCTAAGAAGAAGGGCCCTTCTGGGCCGGATCGCCAAAGGCGGCGGAAGCCTGATCCAGTCGGAGCGTGACCTGGTGAAGGTCGTGCAGACGGCGGCGAGGCGCAGGATCGTGCGGAAGGCGGCTCTCGCCACCGCCGCGGTCGGCGCTGCCGGCTACGGGGCCTCCAGGCTGGTGGCCTCGGATACCGATTCGTAGGCATGGAGTACGCCGACGCGCGCGTCATGCTCAAGGAGGCGCTTACCAGGAAGGCGAAGCTCCAGCGCGACCGCGAGCAGCTCCACAAGATGGTCGGGCCGATGGCGCGCCGTATCCCCTACAAGACCAAAGGCGCGAAGGGTTGGGACGTCATGGTGGACGCCATGATGTCCGACACGCATTCCGGCCCTGCGAAATAGCAGAATAAAGATGTTGCTCACAGCAACAATGTGGTAGTATCCATCCACTGTGCAAGGCGACTTTCCTCTTCCAAACAAGCTGTCCGACTTCACGAAGATGATCGGGCCACTTAGAAAAAAGCACAAGATCCCGCAGGAGAAGCTCGCCAGGAAGCTTGGGATCGCGAGGTCATCTCTCGCCTGCATCGAAAAAGGTTACCGGGAGCCTTCAGCTCAGGTGCTATGGAGACTTCTTGGTGTGTTCAACAACGGGCACCTGGACGAATTAAGCAGGAAAGGGAAACGCTGATGCAGATCATCATGAAGTGTCCGGAGTGCGGCAAGGGGTTCCTCGCACACGCCGGGGCCGGGTACACCAGCGAGATCATCACGACCGAGAACAAGAAGTGCAGCGGCTGCGGCGCCCAGCTCGACATCAAGATCAAGATCGTCGTGTCGGCCGCGAAACCTGAGGCTTCGAAGAAGGGGTCGTAAATGCCGATCCAGCCGATACCGCCTATCCAAGGGTACATCCCTCCGCAGGTGGCTTCGTCCGCCCAGAAGCAGATCGAGGACATGAAGGCGTTCATGTCCAAGGACGTGACGGAGCTGGCGGCCGGCCTCAAGGAGTCCGCGTTCCAGTACGACGCGATCGCCGTCCGCGGAAGGTTCATAGCGGTCCCAAGGGCTCCGGCCAACAGGATGATGAACTCAGCCATCATCGCGTGCCTCTTCGCCCTCAAGGACCCGCGCATCGACAAGATCCTCCACGCCGTCAAAGCCCAGACGAACTTCGTCACGCCAGAGGGCGAGATTTCCACCCAGCCGATCATCCCGTGCCTCGGCACGACCGGCGATCTTCCAAAAGAATTCACCCTGGAGGAGCAACCGCCAGAGCCGCCAAGGCACATCTTCATAGAGGAGGGGCAGGCCAAGCTCGTCGAGAGGGCGGACCAGATGGTCGCCGTGCTCGGCCCTGACGGCTCCGTCGTGAGCGTCGGGTTGGTCACCGTCTGGAATACCAAGGTCGATCCGTCCTGCCACATGGTTCGAACCGTCGATGGTATGGAGCACGAGGAGGCGGAGTCGAGCCTGAAGGCGATCAACTCGATGGCCGACCTCGTCCGCCTCTGCTCGGAGCCGAAGCAGCAATAGGTGAACGACCGGCTCCATTCGCTGTAGACTACTCCCATGGGTCTGCTATCGGCCGATCTTGAGCGGCACCGTTCCGGCCTGCGGAAGGTCTCCTTCATCGAGAAGGCAACCCCCGTGATCCAGAAGAAAGCCTCCACAATGGACATTCTGAAGGTCTGCCTCGAGCAGTTCTCCGGGGCCGACACCGCCATGGAGAAGGCGGCCTCCGAAGAGGATCGCGGCCGCCTCTTCACCATGCACGAGGCAGTCGAGGCCGCCTACCGAGAGAGCGTGAAGGCCGGGAAGCGTCCGGAGGCCGACGCTCTGATCGACAAGTTCGCGGGCTGGAAGTACCTGAAGGGGCAGCCTGGAGAGGCGGGCGATCTTCACCCGTTCCCGGCGCCTGGCGAGAAATGACCGAGAAGACGGCCAGGGCAAACATCAGGAAGGCCCTCGCGCTCTTGAAGAGCAGGATCAGGTTCCCGAAGATCCGTCTCCGCGAGATTCTTGAGGCGGAGGACATCGTCACGGCCATCAAAGAGTTCTCCGGCCAGAGGGTCCTGAAGATCCTGGAGAAGCGATGAGCTTGATGTTCGGCTTTGGCGGCCGCGGAGGGTTGGTGCAGTTCTTGTTCGGTACGCCGATTGGACCTCGCCAGATCACGCTTGGTGAGATCGCCGGGAGGAAGGCGCTCAAGGGCGCCGTAAGAGACATGATGCCAGCGGAAGACAGCAGAAAGAAGTCCGGCGAGAACCACCCGGTCCTCGAGAAGCTCGCCTTCTACTCCGCGCTGGCCAATATGTCGGCCTTCGAAAAGGAAGCGCCGTTCAAGAGCGAGGCGCAGCGCCGAAAGTTCTACGCCATGGAGTCCCGCGGCGAGATCTCCAAGAAGGAGGTCCGCAAGTGGGAGCGAGAGACCACCGACAAGGACCTCCCTGATCGGATTCACAAGAAGGAGGCTGGCTCTCTCATCGTGAAGGGCGTCGGCCTCCTTGCTAAGGGGGTCATGGGGACTGGCAAGGTCGCCCTGAAGGCGGCGAAGCCTGTCGGCAAAGCCATGTTCCTTCCGACCACGAGGATGCAGGGTGCCGTCGGGAACGCCCTGTGGTCGACACATTCCGGCGTGTCCGCCGCGAAAGCGTACCAGCCGATGGCCCCGTCGCTTCCGCAGATGCGTCCTATGGCGACGGCGTCCAGGCAACCCTTGCAGATGGCCGCCTCCGTCGACGAGCTCATCGAGATGACCAAGCAGGCCGCCCTTGCTTCCGCCGTGGCGAAGCCGATGAGCCGCGTGGCGAAGCCGATCGGTCATGGCATGCCGGACAGCTGGCTCAAGCGCAGCACCACGGGAACGTCCCAGCTCAACGTGGCCGCCGACGCCCCGAAGGCGCTGGCGATCGCTGGTGACGCCACCCTTCAGAGGGCCGGCGCCGGGTCCAACGTCCACATCCAGAGGTAAAAATGACGCCCCTTAAGCAGCACATCCGCGATCTCGAGGAATCCGGCGCCGTTGAGCCGGGCAGGATCCAGAAGCTGGCCGCCTCCGCGTTCAAGCTGGAGATCGGGAAGTGGCCGCACCCGCTCGAGGCCCTCAAGGAGATGGTCGGCATCAAGAAGCCGATCATGGAGCGCGTGATGGGCTACGTCCGCGAAGGCTTTGAAGCCGCGAAGCCGCGCGCCGGCCTGGCCGCCGCCGCCGCCGCCGCCGCGCTAGGGGTCGCCGCAGCCACAAAGCTTTACAACGAGGTCAAGTTCCAGGCCGCCATTAGCACGTTCCACGGAGATCCGGAGATCATGGCGGATTTTGACAAGGCCGAGTCAATCGCCCACATGGTCAAGCGGTGGGCTCCGTCGATCGCCGCGGATCCGCAGATCCTCAAGGGGACCGTGAAGAGCCTGATGAAGTTCCCGGACAGCTATCTGACCTACGACATCGCCGGGAAGCTGTCTGAGACCGAGAAGAGGTACTCCGCCACCCACGGGATCTTCAGCATCCTAAAGGAGCGGGTCCTCTAACGTGGCCAACCGCAAAGTCCTGTTTCGTTCCGGCGGGAACGTCAACGAGGTGTCGCCATCCGCCGACTCCGTTTTGATCGCATCGATCGACCAGGGGTCGACGACTTTCACGCTCAAGACCGCCGGGGTCACGCTCTACTCTGTCACCGTCTCCGGCCTCATGGCCATGAACGGGCCGTTCTCCCTGGCTCCAGCCACGGACGACACCGGCACGATCGGCGTGGACCCAGGCGAGACCGGCGGCGATCCACTGGCGGTCGGCGCGCTGCGGCGGTTCTCGGTCATCCGCGGCCGCAAGCTCAAGTCCGGCATGTCCATCGTCTTGGAGAACTCGCTCGATATCGGGAACTCCGCGGACGGCGTAGGGCCGGCGAACACTGGCCGGATCAAGTACGAATCCGCCACCCAGGCTCTCCGGGCCAGCGAGAACGGCGGGGCGCTCGCTGACTTGGTCCTTACCACGAAAATCCAGACGCTCTCCCAGAAGACTTTAACGACGCCGACGATCGCTGACTTCACGAACGCGCAGCATACCCACACGAACGCGGCCGGCGGCGGCGCGATTTCGATCCCCCCGTCGCGCGAGACGTTCCGATTCGTCGGAGATGGCAACATCATCACCATGACGAACCTGGACGGAACGTGGATCGCGCCCAGGGCCTGCACGATCAAGAGGATCAGCCTCTTTCGCAGGTCCGCAGGATCTGGCGGGTCCACTACGGTGGACGTCAACAAGCAGGGGGTCACCGTCTTCACGACCCAGGCGAACCGCCCGTCGATCGCGTTCGGGGCCGGGAACAACGTCGTGAACGCGCACACGGATATGGACGTGACGGCCGTGGCTCAGGACGACAGGATCGATATCGACGTCGACGCCGCCGAGACCGGCTCTGCCAAAGACCTCAGCGTCGTCATAGAAGTGGAGTACACGTAATGGCTCATTTCCCGGCGACTAACACCGTGAATGGGATCATCATCGCCGCTGACCAGTTCGCCCTCGCCTCGAGCAAGAGGGATTTCCTGGAGACCATCATCCAGTCGACGCCGAACGACGTCGTGCGACTTCATGGAGATGGCGGCGCGAACGCCAGAGGGATAAACTTCGGCACCAGCAGGAACATGCTCCGGCTCCGCATCTCCTTCAAGGTGGACGCGGGGAACAACCACGATCTCCGCGTGCGGCTGATGAAGTACAACGACAACGATTCGACCAGTTACGAACTGGCAAGGGCCACGAGGTCCGACATGGTCGATGGGAATCCAGGGAACAACACCTATCACGCCATGCAGCAGCTGGTGTCTGCCGGGGCAAACCCGTCGCAGAGTGACGTCATCGCCAATGTCGACTTTCTGTACTTCATCATCGACAAGGCCGCCGGGACAGTGGCCACGGGGATATCCCAACTCACGATTGCGGCGGAGCACGAAGCACTGTGAGGGCAAGCCTCTCAGACTTCCTGGCCACCGCGGCGGAGGCTGTCGGGAACCGCAAGGCCGTCCGGTACGGCTCCGTCGGGGGTCAGGTTGCGCTTGCCGTCGCTGACGGAACCAGAAAGCGCCCTGCCGGCTTCACCTGCTACGCTGCCGCGCTTGGGGAAACCGTCTCGGTCCAGAGGACGGACATCCTGGACGGGTTCTCCGGCCTTACGCCAGGCGTCGTCTATTATCTTTCGCAGTCGAACCCAGGAGAGATCACGAGCGCGCGCCCATCTTCAGGGGAAGTCCAGGTCGCCGGGGTCTCAAGGTCATCGGATAGCCTTGACGTCGGGTTTCACTGCGAGGAGGGGACGTACAACGAGCTCGTCATGAAGGACCAGGTTACAGGGGATCTCTATAAGGTGAGCGTAGTGAACGGGGCCCTGACGGTGACGCCGGTATAGGTGAAAGATGCCCCCAAGAAAGATCGCGTTCAGCATAGACGTCGAGAAGGCCAGGTTCGAGGTCAGGTCTTCCGCCAAGAAGATCATCAACGTCGGCCCGTTCGTGGAGGACTCGTTCGACGTTTCCACGGGAATCGATGCGGGACTATCTTCGAACTGGGTGTTCGACGGCGTTGAGAAGGTGGTCAGGCAGGACGGCGTGGCGATGGGAACCGTCGTGTCCGTCCCGGTCACGTTCGCCTCCAACGTGGCCGCGAATGTGTCAGGGCTATGGGAGGAAGAAGGAACCGTCCGGGTGTACTTCTCCAGGAACAACGGGGCAAACTGGACTCGACTGACCGATGGCGTGCAAATCACCATCGGAGGGCCGGCCGGTAAAGTCGTTCGCCTGAAGGCCGAGCTTGATCCAGGGGCCATTCTCAAGGGGTGGTCGGCGCACTGGTAGGAGCTCTTTATGGAAGCGAATGAATCACCGATCCGCAAAGTCGGGATCGACCAGAAGGACAAGTCGGCTGGCTTCAGGACCCGGAAAGGGTTCTCCAATACGTTCGCTGCCGGCCCTAATGTGAAAAGCTATTTCGACATCAGCTGGCCCTACGACGTAGACCTCGCCCTTGGGGACTACAAGATTCCGGCGGCCGCAAACGCGGCCAACAGGCTATGGATCGAGCTCGCCCCGAACTTCGACCTGGCCATTCTCGCGGCCCCGGCGGCGATCCAGAATGCCGTCGCCGCAGGAGACACCGGGGTCGTGCTCAACCCGTACGCGAAAGCAGCCCTCGACGGACTCCTCGCCTCGAATGGGGACGTGCAGACGTCGGAGGTCTACTTCAGGCTGACGAGCATCCCCGGAGACCCGACAGACTTCACCGCCCTCAGGATGGCCAAGTGGGATTCCGAGAACTCGAAGCTGGTGTCGCCCACTGGGGCCGCCTTCGGTCTCGCGGCCGCCGCAGGCGACAAGATCTTCATCACGACAAGGTGGGAGGACGGCAGCTACATCTTCCCTGGCGAGTACATCAGGATCGGAGACGAGTCCCTGGGCTCGAGCTCACTTCCCGCTGGCGTCAAGATCAGGGTCATCGTCCTGAACGAAGACGCCGCGGCCCTCACGATGTACTTCAACCTCGTTTACTACCACAGCTAGGAGTTAAAAGTGAGCGTGATGCGAGGGACGATAGGGTTCAGCCGCAAGAAGGCGAACTTCATATCTAAAGTCATCCGCTGGTTCACCCGCAGCCAGTGGTCCCACACCTACATCATCTACCAGGACGCTCCGGAGATCCTCGTCGTCGAGGCCGGGACGTTCACTGTCCAGCTGGTCCCGATCACGAAGTACGAGTCGGCGAAGTACGTAAACACGTTCTTCGTCCCAAGGCACGTCAGCGTGGAACTCGTCGAGGCGGGCATCAAGAAGGTCCAGGAAAAGGTCGAGGCGACGTACGGCTGGCTTCAGCTTATCGGGTTCATCCCCGTCGTGATCGCCCGCAGGCTTCTTGGCATGACGATCTCCAACCCGGCGCGCGGCGGGATCATCTGCTCCGAACTCGTCCTGATATACCTTCGCGAAGCGGATCCGGACGGCCCGTGGAAGGACGCGGACCGGAACGCCGTCTCTCCAGAGGACATCTACGAGGAGCTGCTCCTGAGTCCACTGTTCGAGAAGGTGGAGTCGACTTAGGGAACGACCGCGCCCAGTTAGAGTATGATTGATCGGGTGATGGCTCAGAAGCGAGTGGGCAGAACGTGGCTCCTGAGGGGCGAGATCCAAAAAGGAAAGCTCATCATCAAGACCGTCGACAAGGTCGTCGAGGCGTCCAGCGAGGAAGAGCTTGAGTCTGCCGAGCGCGAGCTCCGGTCCGCCCTCGCTGAGGAGGCCTTCCAGAACTTCAAGAAGGGCGACCTGAAGGATATAAAGATAGAAGTCCGCAGTGAAATCGACAAGTCAGACCGGCCCTAAGGCCGATAGGAGACCCAGATGAAAGTCGAAATCCTGAAGTCAGACGAGGGCGTTCAGATCCACCTCGAGAACGAGGATGGGTCGAAGACGGTCTGGCTATGCGACACCGAACAGGCGGCGATCTTCAAGCTCGCCAACCTGCTGTTCTCCGCCCAGGAGGACCCGAAGCAGGCCAAGCGGTCCATCCTGATCGGCGACTTCGACGCCCCGGAGCCAAAGGAGAAGCCTCTCGCCGAGCGCGCCGAGAAAATTCGCGAGGATCTCAAGAAGTCCGGCCTCGCCCAGAAGGGCGGCGACATGGCCGCCAAGGACCTCGAGAAGTTCAAGGACATCCTCAAGAAGATGCAGGAGGCGCAGGAGATCTCGGCTCCGTTCACGGTCCCGAGCATCTACGACACCCCTGGCATCAAGATCTACCCGGCATCCATCCCGCAGCCGATCCCGATGATGCCGTACATCGGCGATCTTCCGTACAGCGTAAGCGGCACCGGCCAGCCGTGGTGGGTTCAAAGCCAAAACATCCAGGTGACCAACTTCAGCGGGGCAGCCCTCGTCGAGACTCCAGCGGCCGACGTGCTGACGGCGAACGGCTCCGCCGTGAAGATGTTCAACGTATCCATGAGCCTTCAGAGCAACGGATGATCGAAAAGCGCAGCCACGTCCAGGCCTACGACCCCGTGCACGGGCAGAACGTGTTCGTGCTCGGCGGCGAGCTCGAGAAGACCGCCTCGATCGTGAAGATCGCGGAGGTTTCCGATGTCATCGCCCAGGCGATCGAGGGCCTGAAAGCCGAACCCGGACACCGCTACGTCCTTGTGAACGGCATCGGAGCAGGCGAGTTCTGGGGCTCGAACAGGAACGGCGACTACTTCCCCGAGGGCGGCCTCAAGCACGCCGGGGAGGACTACGGGTTCCGGACGTTCCTTGCCGGCCACAACTTCCTCCATCACGAGAACAAGGACCCGCTCAAGGCCGTCGGCACCGTGAAGTGCGCCCACTACAACACGAAGATGCACCGCGTCGAGCTGCTTCTGGACACCGACCTGGCGAAGCTCGCAAAAGCCGATCCGGAGATCTACGAGAAGGTCGCCAACGGAGATCCCGTCGACGTGTCGATGGGCTCGAAGTGCGACTTCGACGTGTGCTCGATCTGCTCGCACCGCGCGGCGACGCGCCAGGAATACTGCGCTCACCTGAAGACCGCCATGAACCAGGTGATGGACGGCGGGCAGAAGGCGTATGCCTACACGCCGCACCCGCGCTTCTTCGACATCAGCTACGTCACGAAGGGCGCCGACGTCACGGCGAAGGCTCTCCACTACCTGGACAAGCAGGCCAGCCTGGCCGACAACGTCGTCTCCCGCCTGAAAGCCGCGGCATGCCCGGCCCCGGAGATGCACGAGAAGGTCGCCTCGCAGGCGACGTACTCGCTTCCGTCCTTCAAGGAGGATGACCGCTGCGTGGTTGCCCTCCTCGAGGCCGTTGAACCAACGATCCCGTTCGAGGCCCTCGCGGGCATGGCGAAGATCGGCTTCAACGAAACGCTCTCCACCTGCACGAACCTGGGCGTGATTCTGAAGCCGGAGGAGTATCAGGCCGTCGCGCTTGTCGCGCTCGGCCATGAGAAAGAGGCGCGTGCCGCGTACGACGCCGGCGCCTCCATCGATCCATCCACCGCCGGATCCTGGTTCGACCCGTCTCTCAGGCCGATCAAGGCGCAGATATCCAGCGACAACATGAGCGAGAAGGTCGCCGAGATCATCTGCGACTTCGTGCCGGAGAGGTCCATCTTCGAGCCGTTCTTCTCGTCCCGCATCGAGAGCATTTCTCACGTTCCATCCGCGACGCTCTCGAAGATCGCGTCAGCGAACGCGATCATGAAAGAAGCGTCCTCGTTCATGACGGCGGAGCTCGCCGCGGCGCTGGCGCTCGGGTACCTCATCTATAGAGGTGGGACTCCAGGGGCCGCGACGGAAACTTTGAGAGAGGCCCTCTCGAAACCCGGCATGTCGAAAAAGGTTCTGACGGTCCTCCTTCCTCTCATGGCCGCAGGGAGCGTCGTCGACAAGATGCTCAACTACCAGCCGCAGACGTCACTCAAGACGGCCGGGTGGGGCGCCGGATGGGTCGCGCCTGTCGCCGGCACGTACCTGTACTCCGCGTACGCGAAGAGAAAAGCTGAGCGTGGAGAGCCGATCAGCGGTCTCGAGCACATGGCGATCGACTACCCTCTCCCTCTGGCCCTTGGCGCAGTTGCCGGCATCAAGGGCCTCACTCGCAAAATCAGGGGAACGACAGGCAAAACGGGTGGTATCATTTCGGACATGAACAAGAGCGGCTCGCAGGACCTGGCGCTCGCGCTGGGCTCCGGCTTCTACCGCCCTCGCGCGTCTGGGTTGGCCGGTTACGCCGCCGACTCTGTGATTGCCGTCGGACTCGCGAAGCTTTTCGGATCGCTGAAAAATCTCGTTACCGGCGACAAGTCCAAGAACGAATAACGGAGGAAGGCCATGCCCACGCTCGCAGAAATCTATCGCACGCTTCAGGAACACGAGACCGCCGAGAAGACGGCGTCCGTGAAGAAGCAGGCCATCGCGTCGCCCCAGAGCGGCGGACAGCCCGGCATCTCCGCGACCCTCGAGGACGTCCTCGGGTCGAACGTCGCCGAGACGAAGGTCCGCATCAAGAAGAAGCTCGAGGAAGCGGCCGGCGCTCAGGCGTCCGCCGAAGGCCTCGGGTCCCACGCCGAAGAGGCGCCCACGCAGAGCCAGGCTCCCGTCCAGGGCGACAAGATGCCCCCCGGCGGCGAGAAGGGCGTGGCCGTCCCGACCGGTCTGAGCGGCAAGCTGGCCGCAGCGGCCAGGAAGGCCGAGTCCGAGAAGGCCGCCGAGGTCGAGAAGTCGGCCGAGGAGAAGCTCGCGGAGGAGTACTTCGCCGCTGGTCAGATCCAGGCCCAGGGCTTCGTCTACGAGCTGAATCGCCTGATCGGCGAGGCGAAGTAGTCGTCGTCCGGGCACTTCAACCAGAAGGACCACGATGAACGAGATCGACCAAGCCCTGGACTCGCTGAGTCCCGCGGAGCTCGCGGCTCTTGAGCAGGGACTCGACAAGCAGGCCGCCGACACAAAGGCGGCATTCCACTTCCAGTCTGGGGTGAAGATGGCCTCGGAGGCCTTCGCCGCCTACAAGGAGACTGGTGAGCTGTCGCCGCTTCTCGCTCTCGTCACCGAGCCCAAGGTGGCCGTCGATGCCGACGGCGTAGACGCCGCCCTGGACAAGTGCTCCGCGGAGCAGCTGGCCGCCATCGAAGCGGAGCTGGACGGCAAGGCGTCCGAAACCAAGATCGCCGAGGAGTACGCCGCGAAGTACTTCGACATGGGCGTGAAGATGGCCCAGGACTGGGTCGGCAACCTCAGCGGCGGCGACTCCACGAAGACCGCGTCCTGCGGCCGTGAGTTGCTCGACAAGCTCGCACTCGGGATTCGTGGCATGGGCTACGCGGCCAGCAAGCAGCAGGTCCTGGCGGCCAGGGCCGCCACCGGCGGCAAGGTTCGCGCAGGAGTAGCTCCGACAACCCTGGGCACCGGAGAGGCGGTCAAGGGAAGACAGGCGTTCGTGGCCGGTGGAGATGCTCGATCGGTCATCGCCCCCGGCTCGAAGACGATGCGCGGCATGGGGTTTGGCGGGCCGCAGAGCATGCACCGCACGAATCCTATGGCAACCGGCGTCGCGGTTGGGGTCGGCGGCACGCTGGCTGCACAGAGCATGTTCGGCGGCGACAGGGACAGACGGTAAAATAACGGAGGATGGCCATGAGTCTCGCAGCTATTTACGAAGCGAATTTCGGCAAGGAAGCCATGGAAGTCAAGAAGGCCGAGCCCGAGGCCGCCGTGGCCGATGCCCCGGTGACGGAAGCTCCCGCGGCGGAAGCCGGCGCGGAGATGACCGACGCCGAGCTCGACAAGGCCCTCGAAGGCATGACCGACGAGCAACTCCAGGCGCTTGCCAAGGAAGTCGCCGGAGAGCGGAAGGCCGCCGAGGCGAAGTCGTCCGAAGCGAACGAGAAGCTGGCCGAGGAATACTTCGCGGCCGGGCGCATCTTCGCCCAGGGCTTCATGACCGAAGTGAATGGCACCGAGAAGACCGCCACGAGAGCGCCGGCGACAGCGATCCAGAAGTTCGCCGCCATGCTCGAGACGGAACTCCAGGCGAAGTAGCCCAACCGGAGATCAGATGAGCAACTCGTTCGTCAAGAGGGCCCCTGAGATCGCCGAGGAGATTCTCCTCAAGGCGGCATCTGGATACCTCCCTGACGTTCTCCGGACGTACGCGAAGAACCTCCTGAGCAAGGAGGCGTCCGACGACCGGGAGAAGCTCGTCGCCCCGGAACGGATGGCGCTGTCGGAGCTCCAGAAGATCGCCCATTCGAACAAGGTCACCCTTCCGCTCATCGCGTCCGTGAACTCGGACGACTGGTCTTCGATCGCAGGGGACCTCGTGAAGATGGCGTCCCGCCACGAGGCGGAGAACGGGCGCGAGATCTTCGAGAACGCCGCGGCTATGGTCGCCATGCGGAAAGAGGCTGGTGGTGTCGCTCGTGGCGCCCGCCGCGCCGCTGGCGCAGCGGCTGGCGCTGGACGCGCCGCTGGCGCTGCGGCCGCCCACGCTCCCGCCGTACACGTGCCGCAGCCGCAAGGCAAGTTTAAGCAGTGGTGGCATGGGAAGGACTCGCCCGTAGATTTTGAACATAGAGCCTGGGAAGGCGGCCAGAGGGCCAGCCTCTCCAGGATCTCCGGCACGACAGAGAACGTAGCCGCCAACGAGGCTGCCAGACAGTCCGCCGCGAGCGCGGCCGAATCATCGGCCAAGGCGGACGCCCAGAAGCGCCACTTCGACCTCAAGGACAAAGCTGTAAGCAGCCATCACGGCCCGCTGATGGCCGCCGCCGTCGGCGTCCCGGTCGCCGCCATGGCGATGCGTCGCGACCCGGCCAAGAGAGAGGACGTCAGGATCTACAAATGAGAGATCTTCTCGACGTCCAGGTTGACCTGTACCCGACGATGCTGCGTCGCATGGCCGCCGGAGAGCACCTCGCCTCCCAGCAGGACGACACCGAGAAGCTCGCCGCCACCCTCCTCGCCGCGGAAGCCATCGAGGCCGAACGGGCCGCGCAGGCGCCGATCGAGAAGAGTGCGATCGACATCGGGCTCGGAACGCTCGCCATCGGCGCGCTCGCCGCTGGCGCCGCGCCGGCCGTCAGGCTCATCAAGAAGATCTTCGCCGGCCCGGCGGTCCCGGAAGAGGGCGCCGAGTTGATTCAGTCCTTCCGGAAGATCATCCAGAGCCAACAGGAAACCGAGGCCATGAAGCGCAAGATGCTCATGCTCGGTCTCGGCGCGGCCGGCGCTGGCGCGCTCGCTGTGAAGGCCCTGGAAGGCAGGCGTCAGGACAAAGCCGCCGCCCACGAGTCCGACAAGGACGAGGAAAAGTCCGAGAAGGACGAGAAGGGCGAAGAGAAATCCGACAAGAAGAATCTTCCGCCCTGGCTCCAGGGTAAGGGCGACAAGAAGGACGACGACAAGTCCAAGTCCGAGAAGAAGGACGAGAAGTCCGAAAAAGAAGAGAAGGACAAGGACGAGAAAGATTCTGCAGATGTTGCTGTGAGCAACATTGGCGCAGGAAGGACCGCCGTGAAAACGGGGTCTCCCTCCTCTCGCGCGGTGCTCGACCGCTTGATGAAGAGCTTCGCGTAAGAGGTGAGAGGTGATTCGCAGTGCCTTCGATCAATGTGACGCCGGAAGAAGTCAGCGCGGCTTCCTTGGAAGCGGCGCGAAAGAAGGGAACAGGCAGTTTTTTCCTTGATATACTTGGGGCGCCGTTACTGAAGCGCCCAGCTCTTTCAAATGCGGTCGCAAAATACAGGAAAGGCCTGACGGACGCGGACGTTCGCGCCGGAGAAGCCGCCGGGAAAATCCCGGGGCTCGGACGGATCTTCGAAGAGGAGATGCGGACGCCGGTGAAGACTGTGGGAAACCTGGAAGTGTCCCACGTCGCGAAGGTGAAGCGCCTGACGGCCCCTCTTGTGAAGGCCCAGAAGTTCATGGTCCCGCTCTTCGCGTACGAAGGGCTGAGGAGAGTGTTCTCTGGGGGCGACGGCGAGGCGCAGGCGCAAGGTAAGGGAGCGAGTGACACGATGATGACACGCGACGAGCAGGCGGTCCTGGTGAAGGCGGCTGCCGTCATCGAGCAGCTCGGCAAGGAACGCGCGATGCTGATCGATCAGCTCGCGGTCGCCATGCACGAGAAGCAGGCTCACACGATCGCGGCGGACATGGCCGACAAGGGCATGGTCTCCCGCGAGGACGTCGAGAAGAAGGCCGCCGAGCTTGCGCTCGAGCCAGACCTCGGCATCGTCAAGAAAGCAGTCGACCTTTCACAGCGCGGCTTCGAGATGGGACGTATCGAGAAAACGGCTCAGCTCGAGGATGGCTCCGAGGGGGACATGGATCCGCTCACGGAGATGTTGGTCAACCACATCAGAGGACGATAGGAGGACGCGATGCCCATCACGAACTTGGAAACGAGCCTGGCCGCCGCGCTCGGCGTTTCCGGCACTCTCTCGGCCCGCCGGGGCCTCTTCCCGATCACTCCGCTGACGATGATCTGGCGCCGGCCGATCGCGCCCGCGGACGCCCTCCTGTCGGCCATCACCACCCAGGCGGGGATCGCGCTCGCGGAGCGCACCGTCTCCGTGGCCGAGGGCCAGTGGGTGACCATGGACGCCTCGGGCAACGCCGTCATCGCGGACTCGGTCCTGGGGGCCGGCGCGACCGGCCTGGCCTGGCCCGTGTTCACCGGCGGCGACCGCCTGGACATGAAGGGTGGGTTGACGGTCCTCCACGGCAAGTGGGTGGCCCACACCAGCTTCTTCGACCAGGCCGGCGTCTACGCGGTCGGAACGCTCCTCAAGGTGAACGACGCCGCGGCGCCCGTCACCGTCCAGGGCGTGGCCGGCATCAACGGCGCCCTGACCCCGATCGGCGCGATGAGCGCGACCGAGAACGCGCGCGTGGTCGCGCGCGTCGAGCGCACCCCGATCGCGATCGCGCCGGAAACGCCGGCGGGGATCATCCAGATCTCGGCAGTGTAGTAGTCTTGTGCAAATAGGCCGCCTTGTGGCGGCTTGAAATATCTGGGTTCTGAACGGTTGCGACTGGTATCAGTCAGCAGGAGACACGCAGATGGAAAAGATCAGCGCGGAAGCCCTGAACGCCGCCTTCCTTGAGCGGATGGGTTCCCCTGAGGGCCGGACGGAGCTCCAGGAGAAGGGCGTTCTCTACATCAAGAAGATCCTTCGCGAGGAATCGTTCCTCCGGAAGATCCTGCCGCCCCAGGTCGTCACGAAGATGGACCTGCAGCGGTCGGTCACCACGGACACCTTCGAGAAGATCGTGGACATCGAGCCGGACAGCTTCGCGCTGGACGTCAACTTCCTGGGCGAGCCCCAGAGTGAGTACGTCGAGGGCAAGCGGTACCGGATCCAGTTCCAGAACATCTCGAGCCCCATGTTCGAGAAGAACGAGCTGGAGCTGGCGGCCTACGAGATGCCGCTGATCAAGGTGATCGAACAGAACACGATCAAGGACATCCACGAGCGCGAAGACCGCGGCTGGCTCCGCCAGAACCGCCAGGTCATGCAGCTCACCGGGAAGTCGATCGATGACCCGAGCTCGAGCTTCCTGACCCGCGACCTCCTCTCCGAGGGGTCCAAGCTCGTGGCCAACGAGCGCCGCCGCGCGACCAAGATGCTGATGAGCGCCCCGACGTGGGAAGACATCGGCAAGTGGGTCGCCACGGACGTCGGCGACACCCTGGCGTCCAAGGTGACGGTCGACGGCTACGACCTGAACCAGCTCATGGGCAAGGGCCTGGTCGTCACCACGAAGACGAACATCCTGCCCTACGGCGAAGTCTGGTTCTACACGGACCAGGCGTACCTGGGGAACTACTTCCTGTTCGGAAGCACCCAGTTCTACATCGACAAGATCGCAGAACTGATCAAGTGGAAGGCCTGGGAAGTCATCGGCGTCGGCATCGGCAACGTCTTCTCGATGTCCCGCCTGACGTTCGGCGGCCGCGCCACCTACGTCACGGCGAACCCCACGAGCCTCGACTAAGCGTCAGGCTTCAGGGTATACTGGCTCTCAGCGGGGCCGGGGGTGGCAACGCCCCCGGCCCTTTTTGTTAGGCTGAGAACTTTCAGGAGGCGACCATGGCGAGCGCGAAAGCGGTGGACAAGGACGTCACGATCGTGAACAAGGGCAAGAACGTGATCAACTCCGGCCAGATCCGGCTGATGCCGAACGGCGGCAAGATCACGCTCCCGGAGTCCAAGATCAGCGAGGGCCTCAAGCGGCTCCTCTCGCTGCCGGGCTCCGGCTTGGTACGAGAGGGGTAAGACGTGCTTCCCCTATTCACGGGGACAACTCCAAGCGCAGTCCAGACGGCGTTCCTCACGAAGTGCCGCGATTACATCCGCGACATTCCGGCGATGAACGCCCTGCTGGACGGTGTTGAAACGTCGGACACGCTGATCGAGTTCTGCCTCGACATGACGTTGGACGACTTCAACACGTCGCCCCCGCTGATCGGGAACTTCACCCTGGCCAGCCATCCGTCCCAGTCGCTCGTCCTGATCGGGACGATGATCTGGATCCTGAAATCGGCCGGCATCCAGCAGAGCCGGAACCAGCTCGACTACGCCTCCGGCGGGATCACGGTCGCGTCGTCGAACAAGACTCCGCTTTACCAGAGCTGGATCAACATCCTCATGCAGGAGTACGAGGCCAAGAAGGCGAACCTCAAGAAGTCTCTGAACGCCGAGCAGGGATACGGAGGCGTCGCGTCGGAGTACACGCAGATCAACTACGGAGCGAACATGTCGCTCCTGGGCCAGGATGGCCTGAGTCTCGTTCGGAACGGAATCTTCTTCTAAGGGGAACAGCGTGGACAAGCTCACCAGCACATACTTCGCGGGCATGGAGGCCGGCGTCCTGCGCAAGGAGGCCGCCAGCGCCGTACAGGCCATCGAGGCCATGGCGCCGAAGGCCGAAGGCCTGGCGGCGAAGCTCGTCGGCGCCCTCCGCCGGAACCCAATCCTCAGCGCCGCCACCGCCGCGGCGGCCGGCGCGGGCGTGGCGACCGGCGTCGCCGATGCCGGGGCCAAGAAGAAGGACGAGGAGCGCCGCCGCGAGCAGATCCGGCAGATCCTCATGTCCAAGTTCAATGAGGGCGGCTACAGCGCGTAATCCGTGATCGAGATCGACCGCGTCGTAGTCCGACCGCTGACGGTCACGTCGGCCGAGGTCACGTGGGTCCTCAAGCCGACGGATGAGCCGCTGTCGTCCTCCAGGTTCCACGTCCTCATGAGCGAGTCCGAGCAAGGCCCTTTCGAGGACGTCTCCGGACCGCTCACCGACACGCAGACCTTCATCTGCCAGGTCAACCTCAAGGCGAAGCACAACACGCTTTGCTGGAGGGTCCGCCTGGACGACGTCATCACCGGGATCTCCACGACGTATCCGAGCGGGACGCCGACCGAGGCGTTCAAGTTCCACCCGCTGTTCGACGTCGTCACCCTTCCGAACGACTACGGCCAGAACTACATCGCGATCGAGATCGCCCGTCTGAACCACCTTCTCCTGCGCCGCTATACGGGTCGCGTGACGGCCTATCTGCCGATCAGGACCCAGGGTAAACGCTGCCCGCAGTGCTGGGACGAGAAGAAGCGTCGCGGGAATTCCTCCTCGTGCGTGGAGTGCTACAGCACGACGTTCCAGGGAGGCTTCTACGCGCCAATCCCGGTATTCGTGGACTTCAACCCGTCGCCGAACGTGATCCAGATCTCGAACTTCGGGAAGCTCGAGGAGAACCAGACGGCCGCCTTCATGGGCAACTACCCGCTGGTGAAACCCAACGACATGCTGGTGGAGCAGACAAACCGTCGCTGGCGCGTGGTTCAGGTGAACGCTATCTCCGAAAAAAGGTACATTGTACAGCAACACCTGCAGGTTCAGGAGATCGAGCGGTCGGACGCCGAGTACCTCCTGCCCGTAGACCTGAACCTGAAGGCGCCCTCGGAGGATTTCGTCGGGTTCTTCCCGAAGAACTACTCCCCGAAACTCGTTCCGACTGAAGGGAGCGGCCTGCTGTGAGCGCACTCGAAGAGCTGAATGCGATCCTGACGAAGCAGTCTGCCTCGTTTGTCCGCCCCAAGGGCAACGTCTGGACGCAGACCAAGCATGTCGCCGAGGTCGCGAAGGCTCACGGGGTCAGCGCGGAGGCCATCGCCAAGGCTCCCGGCAGGTCTGCCGAAGAAGTCGCCGGCCGACTCGGGGCGGAACGCGCGAAGGGCCTGACGGCGGAACGCGCTCAGCAGCTCGGCGGATCGCCAAGCATGGCCAGGCTTCACCCAGACGTCCGTGGTGTCGTCAGGGGCGTCGCGCACCCACAGGCCCTTCCCGGGAAAGACCCAGGCTCCGTGGCTCAGTCCGCCAAGTTGAGGGCCGAGGGGGCGCGCCAGGCGCTCAGGGAGAGCGTCAGCTTGAGCGCCAGGACCGCTCCAACGATCACGGCGACCGAGAAGGTCTCGCCGCAGCTCGCCGCCGCGCGTGGTCGGACGACCCCGGAGCAGAGGTCCGTGGTCATCCCAGAGAAGAAGTACCCGTCCAAGTTCGAAGCGAAGCACAGGGCCGTCGAGGCGAAATCGGAAGCCGAGGCTGTCGTGCGCGGCAAGGAAGTCTCTCAGCAGCTCGGTCACGAGAGGTCGAAGGACATCGCCACCAACGTCGACACGCTCAGGGGCCAGCAGACCCTGGAGATGGCCACCACCAAGCCGGCGGAGAAGCCGTACTGGGTCCCTCCTTCGAAGCATGAAGTCCGCACCGAACTCGCGGCAAAGTACGACAAGAAGGTCGCCCCCAGCAGGTCTCCGGCGGAGGTCCGAGAGGTCCACAATGTTCGCGAGGCGCTCCGCACGCACCTCCGCGGCAAGGAGATCCTGGCAAAGAGGACCGCTGGTATGGGAGGGGCGACGGCGTGATCCAGAAGACAGCTTCCGCAAGATTCTACGAGATGGTCGACGCCGAGCTCGAAAAGCTCAGCGCCCCGCGCGGGGCCGGCGCCCTCGCCGCCCACGAAGGCGCGGTTGCCGCTGCGGCCGCCAGGAGCGCGGCGCGGAGCGCGCCGAAGCCGACTCTCGAGGGCGTCCGCCGTGAAGGCGCGATGAGATCTTTTCGCGCCGCCAAGGAGCACGTGAGGGCCGTGACCGGGGCTCCGGAGCTCAGCCCGGCCGAGAGGCTCGCCAGGGGGAACGAGAGGGTCAGCGCGAAGGCGCACGCGAAGCTCGTCGCCAGGGCGGAAGCCGCGAAGAACGCCCCGAAGCCGCTCGCCGAGCGTGCTTCCGGAGCCGCTCTGGACGTCAGCCTGAAGGCGCACAAGGCCATGGGCGACGCGGCCACCGCCGCGTCCGGGGCGGCGTCGAAGGCGGTCGCGAAGGGCAAGGACCTCGGCAGGTCGGCCGGCGCGGCGCTCGGCACCGCAGGCCGCGCGGCCGGGGAAGCCTTCGGCGACGTCAGCCTGAAGGCGCACAAGGCCATGGGCGACGTCAGGCTGGCCATCGGCGGGAAGATCGAGAAGATCAAGAGATCCAGAGCGGAGAGCGCCGCCGCAACCTCCGCTGGGGTACGGGCCCAGGCCGAGGCAGGCGCAAGGGCAGCGCAGGTCAGGCCTCAAAAGCCACCCAAGGCCACGCGTGAAGCCGCGCCAGAGACATTGAGGGCGACCGCCGGAACGACACCCTGGGGGACGATCGCGGCGGTTGGCGGCGGCAGCCTGGTGGCTGCCAACGCGCTGAGCAGGCGCGACGATGATTAAGGAGAAGACCGTGAACATGAAAGATCTCGTGAAGCAGGCGGCCGAGCTGAGCATCCCCGAAGACCAGAAGGTCGGCGCCCTCGCCGCATCCGCGATGGAAGCTGGCTTCTCCGACGTCATCCTCAAGGAGGCGGCGAAGCGCGGCTTCCAGATCGAGAAGACGGCGGCGGTCTCGAAGAAGATCGCCGGACGAGAGGTCACCTTCAGCAAGATGTCCTTCGAGGACCTCATGTCCCACCTGACCTCGCAGTTCAGCGTGCCCGCCAAGCACGACGTCGACGGCGGGGTCGAGGTCCGCCCTACCTAAAGACGGCGCTCACCGGCAGCATCAAGTCGCTGATGAAGCCGCCAGCAGGGAACAGCGCCGTCTCTAATCTCATGGGCGTTTCAGCCATGTTCAAGGTCAGGCCGAAATCCGCGACGCCGACGTTCATCTCGAGGGCCACATGAGCCTGAGATTCCGCATGGACCCGCGCGAAGACATGTCGAACAGGACGGACTTCACGTACGACCTCATGCAGTCCTTGTCCAAGAAGGCCCAGGAGGCCGTTGACTCCGCGGACGAGCTCGTTGAGTTGAAGAGATCGGCCAGGGTCAACGTCAGGGTGCAAGGGACCCTGCATTCCATATCCGTGGACATCACGATCTCGCCGCTCGGGGACGAGGAGCTTTCGCAGGAGCAGCTCACCTCCGCCAAGAGCGCCATAGCCGCCAAGGTCAACGCGACCATCAAGTCGTCGATGGCCGACATGCTCCAGGAATCCATGACGAGCGCAAGGAAGAGGATGTAATGTCCGACGAACCGATCGTCATCGTCGACTCGTCCAGCAAGGACCCGATCGTCGACAACCTGATGACCGACGAGGTCAAGAATCACCTCCTGGAGTTCCTACGGTTCATCTTCTCGAACAGCGAGCGGTTCAAGTACAACGACGACGAGCTGGCGTCGAAGATCTCCATCTCGGACGTCTTCCCGAAAAAAGAGGATTACGAGAAGAAGCCCGCCATCGTGGTCCGCCGCGAGAACCTCATGACCACGAACCGCGGCATCGGGCACTTTGCCGGGTGGACGTACTCGAAGAATTTTGGGCGTCGCTTTACGGATCTCTTCCGGAGCCAGTGCGTGATCGAGTGCTATTCCAGGGAGGGGCTCGAGGCCGAGAAGCTGGGCAACATTGTCTTCCAGTCGTTCCTGTACTTCAGGAACAAGCTGCGCGAGGTCGGCCGCGTCCACGACATTCTGGTGGCGAACATCGGCCCGGAGATCCCGCAGAGGATTTCGAGCGAGATCACCCTGTCCATGGTCCCTGTCCAGCTCTCGTTCGAATTCACGGAGTCCTGGGTCACCGAGGAGATCGGGAAGGACCTCTTCAACGGCCTCGAAGTGAGCATCCTGATCAAAGACCTATAAGAATGGGAACGACTGTCCGGACCGGTGGTATACTCAGTTCGATCCTGTAGCCGTTCGAGGGTTAAGAACCCAGGAAGGGCCAATGGCTGATGCAATCATAACACTGCCCCGCGCTGGCACGGTAGAGGTCATCCAGGAGTTCGCGGCGGCCGCCGCGGCCCCTGCCAGGCCAACTCTCGTCCCGTGCGTGATCGGCAGCTGCTTCCAGATCGCCGAGCAGAGGTTCGCCGGCTTCTATTTCGGCAGGTTCCTCATCGGCGACGAACTCGTTGGCGTCGGCACCGGGATCCAGCTCATCTTCAACCTCGTCAACGGTACAGTCCTGACGGCTACTGTGGAGCTCCACATAGCGACCATCGGCGGGACGCTGCTCGTCCAGGGCGTGGACTACAACGTCCAGTCGAGTGGGCAGATCACGTTGACGCCAGCCGGCGTTGCCGCCCTCGGCGTCCAGGCGCTACACGCCGCGTACTCCTACGCCCCGACCCAGCAATACGTCTACCCGGAACTCAAGCAGGGCGCCGAGGTCGAGAACCCAGGGGACGTCACCGTGTCCCTCAGAACCGTCGAGGACATCTTCGACATCACCAACGGGTTCGGCGTCATCATCAACGAGACCACCGTGAACGTGCCGGGCGACGTCAGCCCCAGCCGCAACGTCTCCACCATCAACGGCCAGGTGGAGATCACCGCGGTCACCGGCGCCATCACGGACACCTCCATCGACTACTTCGCCATCGGCGTGCGCGCCGGCGACATTCTCAGGTTCATTTCGAATCCGGCCCTCCTCGAGAGGTCGAACTCCATCGTCGCGACGGACGCCGCCGATCACGCGATCCTTTCGATCCCTAGCCTGAACCAGATCACGTTCTCTCCGACTGTGGCCCCGCAGGGCGGCAAGGTGGAGTACCAGATCGTCCGACCCGGGAGCCAGAACGGCGACATCCTGATCTCCTACAAGGCGCGCCGCATCGACAAGGTCGGCGTGTTCCTGGAGTACGAGTCCACCACCACGATGGACGACGACATCGGCCCGATCGTCCCCGAGAACCCTCTCGCCTTCGGGCTGGCCAGGTGCCTCGGGTCGACCGACAAGGTCGTGTTCGCCATGATGGTGAGGGACCAGGACGACCTCGAGGATCACCAGAAGGCCCTTGAGCTCCTGGAGGGCGAGGAGATCTACCTCCTGGTGCCCCTGACGACGAATCAGGCGGTGCACGGGATCTACCTGGCGCACTGCGACCAGATGTCCGCGCCGGATAACATGCACGAGCGTCGCGTGATCGTCACGCAGAAGGCGCGCACTCGCAAGACGTACCAGTCCGCGCTCTCGACCGGGGCCATGGGCGTCAGCTCGACCATCTTCACCGACTTCAACGCCCAGTTCCTCACGAACGGAGTCCCTGTCGGCTCCGTTATCCGTCTGGCCTCCCCGGTATCGATCGAGCTGGCCGACGTCGCCAGGGCGGAGCTGATCGTCGCCAGTGTCATCTCAGAGACCCAGCTCAATATCGTCCAGGCCGTGACGCACGGGACGGACATCACTCTCGAGGACGTCGGCGTGGGCACGGGCGCCCAGCTCCTGTTCCAGCTCAACGCCACCCAGGACGTGATCCCGTCGAGCGTGCTCATGTTCCTGAACGGCGTCCAGGTGAGCGCGCTCGACCACTCCGTGACCCCGGCCGGCGGAGTCACCTTCATCGTCGCCCCCGGCCTCGGCATCGATATCACCGGCTCCTACGAGATCACGACAATCGCCGGAATCCAGTACACCGTCGAGAGCCAGGAACTCACGAACTTCGAGATCGCCCAGGACGTCGCCGCGGTCGGCAACGCCTACAAGAACCGCCGCATCACGGTGACGCACGCCGAGAAGGTGATCGCGGACGACGGGGCCGAGGTCGAGCCGTACTTCATGAACTGCTCGATCGCCGGGCTTTCGGCCACGCTCGCTCCAAACCAGCCGATCGCCAACGTGCCTATTCCCGGATTCCTTGGGGTTAAGCACATCCGCAAGTTCAACGAGCAGCACTTCGGCCTGATGGCCGCATACGGGATCACGGTCTACATCCAGGATCGCGACACCTCGCCGGTCGTCATGAGGAACTGGATCACGACCGACACGCTCAACGTGAACACGCGCGAGTGCTCGATCGTCCAGATGGTCGACTACTACTCGAAGTTCCTCCGGACGAACGTGAAGTCGATCGCCGGCCGATTCAACATCACCAAGAGCTTCATCGACAACATGCTTCGCCCGTCGATCAACGGGGTGAACCAGGAGATGCTCACCGCCGGATTCATCGGCCCGAGGAGCCAGATCGTCTCGATCGAGCAGTCGACCGTGAACAAGGACCAGATCTTTGTGCTCGAGGAGATCGAGTTCTTCGCGCCAGCGAACAGGATCACGATCACGGTCCGTGTCCTCTAAGGAAGGCAGGAAAAAAGAATGGGAGCCGACGGAGAAGGCATCAAGGGCCTGTCAAACTGGAACTTCCGGACGCAACACGTCCAGAGGGAGCTCGAGCCACAGGACTTCATCAACGCGTCGACGGTGCTCATCTGCGCCGGCCCGCCGCGCCTCGTCTCCCCGGGAGACCTGGACGGTGTCAGCAAGACCGAGGCTTCCAGCGGCGGCGCTGGGGGTGCGTCGTACCTATTCCCGATCGGCATCGTCGAGAACATGACGATGGTGTCGAACCGGCAGCTTCAGATCCTCTTCGAGATCGGGTCCAAGCGCCAGTTCTACGTCCCCGGCCGCGTTGTTCCTCAGATCTCGCTGTCGCGCACCGTCTTCAACGGCCCGAACATCCTTCGGGCGCTGTATGCCTACTACCCGGCAGAGAATCTGCCGGGCCGCCAGGCGAACATCGTCCAGCCGTACAAGGGCGCCGGCAAGGAGCAGCAGCTCTGCGACGTTCTAGAGAACCCCGGCCACATCGATTTCTGGATCAACCTGAACTCGGACCTGTTCGACAGGCCGTTCGGCCTCCTGATTATCATGAAGGACCAGTGCGACAACCCGTACGCGTCGTTCTACCTCGAGAACGCGTTCATCAACAACCATCAGCTCTCCGTCAACGCCAGCTCGACGCTGGTTGGCGAGGGTACCACGATTCAGTTCGAGCGAGTCGTTCCGGTGGACATCGGGGCCAAGCCGACGTTCCAGAAAACTGGCGCCCAAGCAGCGGCAGGGTAATCTTGTAATTTGAAAGGCAGGAGGAATTAGCCATGCCCGAAGCATTCAGCAAGCTCGTGAACCGCACCTCGAACACGACCCCGATGGGGTCGGTCCGCAAGGTGGACGTGCGGAACCTGGCGAAGTACGGGGCACTCGGCATCATGACCGGGTTTCACGTCGCCGTGCAGACGGTGAACTCCGTGCTGCTCAACGTGTCCCGCGGCATCGCCGTGGGCCCCGGCGGCAAGGAAGTCCTGGTCGGCGCCGACCCGATGGCCAGCACGCAGGTCCAGGCGCAGGCCCTGTTCCTGGACGTCTCCCCGTTCGACGTCCGGGCCAACCTGACCGCCGCCATCTACAACGCCATCGATCCCGCGGCGCACTCGATCATGCTCACGCTGAACACCGTGACCGAGGTGATCAAGGCGCACAAGATCACCGTGGCGGAAGCCGCGGCGATCACGAACGCGGACCTCGCCGGCTTCGACCTCTCCTTCGAGGCGGCAACCGCCGATCACGCGGCCCGCGGCCGGGTGAGCCAGAAGAACCCTGACACCCTGAACGCGGCGGCCCAGAACGTCGCCACCGAGTTCATCCTGGCGATCGCGGTGAAGAACGTCCTGGGCGCGCCCGGCGTGCTCAGCGCGGTCACCCTGCGTCGTGAGAAGTCCGCCTACACCGACTTCAACGCCCTGCCGTAAGGCGGGTGAGAGCATCTTCGGGCCCGTTGAACCGGAGCCCTCGGAATGTGACCTCGTAGCACTTGATGTCTGAGTGGAAGGCGCAGTCCGAGGGCTCCCCGAGATGCTCGAACCTCTTGGCGAGGTACGCCGGGAAATCTTTCTCCTTGCCGGGGTAGGGGAAGAACTGGAGGATGGACCCCTCGGGGGAGGGGATCACGAAGACTTCGAACAGGCCCTGGAGCTCGACATGTACCAGGAACTCCTTGGCGGGTTTCATGGGCTCCAGGTAAAACAAGAAAGAAAGAACAGTCAAGAAGAAAGGATGATCTATGGCAGACCCCACGCCAGCAGCCCCCCAGGAAGCGGACAAAACCAAGCCGGACCCGCTGAAGTACACGATGAAGTTCGACCACGTCGGAGAGTTCACGGAGGCGGAGCTCTTCATCCGGAACCGCGTCGCCGGGAAGATCTGGCTCACCGAGAGGATGTCCGTCACCCTTCGCTCTCTCATTGGGCGAGAGGTGGACGCGATCCACGAGGCGATAAAGGTCGGCCCGGACATGACCTCCATGCACTACCAGACCGAGGTCACCTACCGGAACCTCGCCTACTCGCTCCAGAAGATCGGGGACGAGCCGTTCGTCGGCACGCTCGAGGAGAAGCTCGTCAAGATTCGCGATATGAGCGCCACCATCCTCCTGAAGCTGTCGCTCGCGTACGCGGAGTTCTCGGACCACGTCGCGGACCTGTTCGTCGGGAAGGAGGCTGGGGCACTCGCAAAAAAATCCTGAGGTCCCCGGAAGCCAACCTCAAGGCGAACCTGACCATTCTGGGGACCTGGCGCGACGACATCTCGAGCCTTGAGAAGGCCGTCCTGTACGAGAAGTACACGATGGATAGAATGGCCGGAGTGTACGGCGTCGCCGCGGCCGTGTTCGCCACGCAGGATCCGAAGAAGGCCGGCGAGTTTCTCACGAAGTACATGGGAGCCCTCTTCCCTGAGATCGAGAGCAGCAAGGAGCATGACGTGACGTCCAAGCTTGCCGAGCTGAGGGCATTCAGCCAGAAGACCGTGATGCTCGTTCCCAGTGCTCGCGGATTCTCTCTTCAGATCGAGGAAGGTAAGGGGAAGAAGTAAGTGGAAGAGACCTTCAAATATCGCGTCGAACTGGACACCCAGGGCCTCTCAGGCCAGCTGGCCAGCGTCCGCGACTTCGTCTCCGGTGGGCTCAACCAGGCGGCCAGCGGAGTCATGGGCGGCCTCCAGGTCGCCACCGGCGCATTCAACAGGATGTCCTCCGACCTCATGCAGGGCCAGCAGATCATTTCCTCCGCGATCCCATCGCAGACGCTCGCGATGGCGCCGAACATGATGCAGTCGCCTATGATGAACGTCCCTGGAATGCCGCAGACGTTCATGCAGGAGGCCTTTGCGTCGGCGGGGCTCTCCAGGCCGCCGGTGGGCGTCTTTGGAGACCAGCACAAGGCCGTGGCTCGCTCCAGGCTCCAGGAGAGGGTTGGCGTCGGGATTAGCGAGGGCGCCACGACCCTTGCGTCGATGGCTACGTTTGGAGTGGCCGGCGGTTGGGCCGGCGCCACGGCCGGCGCAGCCATCGGCACTATGATAATGCCGGTTGTAGGGACGGCTATTGGCGGCGCTATCGGCGGCATTGTCGGCGCTATCGGCGGGGCCATCCTCGGCGACACCGTGCTCTCCCCGATCAACGATGGCATCCAGCGCCGAATGCAGGATCGCGCCCAGATCCAGTCGATCTTTGGATTCAACAAGTTCAACGACGACGAGCGCATGTCCCTCTCCCGCTTCATGGGGCAGTCCAGGGTGAAGTCGATCTTCTCCCCGGATGAGTTCAACTCTATCCTCCCGAACGCGGCCACCGCCGGCTTCTTCAAGGGCCTCAAGAAAGGCGACACCGCCGGGTTCGAGACCAGGTTCAATCAAGCGGAGCGCACCTTCGCCGAGGACATGTACACGATGCAGGTCACCGGCCCCGAGGGGCTGGCTGAGGTGGCGGAAACTCACGCCCGGTTTGGCCGATTGGGCATGACCGACAAGGCGGCGCTTGGCCGCCACTTCAGGAGCGCCAGGGTGGTGGCGCAAAACATGTCAGACCAGGGGGAGTTTGTCTCCGTCCGCGAAGTCGTTCAGCAGCAAGCCATGGCCGCCGAGTCGGCGATCCAGCAGGGCTTCGCTGGGCGTCACGGGGTCGAGTCGTTCTCGCGCCAGGCGGCCATGGTGTCCAACCTCCGCGCAAGCGGCAATCTCTCGGATGACGACTTCGCGCTTCTCGGAGGAGGAACCCAGGAGGTGGCCCAGAGGCTTTCGCAGACGCTCATCAATACGCAGAGGTCGCCCGTGTTCCGGGCGGCCGCCATGGCCTTCGGGGAAGTCTCCGGCGGCGTCGTCGGGATCAACCGCGCCGCTATGGAGTCTGGCGGAACGAGCTTCTCCGCGATGACGTCCAGGCTCGCGCAGAACCTTGGGACCGGCCAGGACG